CCTGTAGCCATTTGAATACCCCTTTAAACTTCGCTAGACAACAGTTGTTGAGCCATGCCAAGCATGTTGGTTTGATGTTCGCGCTGCCCGGCCATCATCTGGCGCAAGCCGTCCACCGCCGCAGTCAAGGCGTCGCCGGTCTTGGCTTTCTCAATAGCATTCAACATTTCCTGCATTTGTTTGAGCATTTCGTCGTTGCCGCCGGTATCCACCTGAGGAGTGAGGGCCGGGGCGAGTTCCTGTTTCATGCGCTCAATCAAGATATTGGTCTGATTGTCGTCGCGATTCTTCAGTAGATCCGTCATCTGGCGCTGCTCATTGTCGCGGTCGTTCTTCATAATCTCAACCTGCTGACGCATGCGCTCCAACGCGGTGGCGTTTTGTTCGTGTTGCATCGCGAGTTGGGCCTCGCTTTGTGCGGCCATCTGAGCAATCGCGCTCTTGTTGGATTCCTGCATTTGCGCGATTTGCATGCGAAGCTGTTCGGCAGCTTGCGAGGCTTGCTGTTCGGCCTGAAACTTCTGCATGTCCGCCTGGAGCTTACCCTGAGCGACTTTCTCATTAGAGGCGATCTGCGCCATACCAAGGTCTTTGGTAGTCTGTACCTCCGGCGGCAATTGCGGTTGCGGAGCCTTGCTTTGTGCGAACTTCGTGGCCTGTTGAATCATCGGAGCCAACTGTCCGATGGTTTCGATGTTCTGCTGTTGCGCCGCCCTTGCTGCCCGCATAGCAATCTGATCCGCCGATAGTTCTGGGTCTTCTTGATACACCGCTGCGGCTTGCGCTTGGGCGGCGACTTGGTAGTACAGGTTCAAGTGTTCGGCAACGTGACCCAGTATCGCCATCAAATACGGCTGGGGCGACGGATTGAGTTGGTGAATCGGATTCATCACATAGCCAACATGAGTCATGGCGTGGGCAAGATGATCCTGTAACGCAACCGCTTTGAGCGGCGCGCCGTTGGCTGCCGCGACGTTTTCCGTTACCGGGTCGGACGTTACCGTCTCAGGGTCTTTCGGCAAGATGGAATCCACGCCATCGATACGCAGCAATTCCAGGGCACGCCGGGCAACTTCCTTGATCTTCCAATCCAACTGCGGAAAGAGTTGAACAACTTTAAGCGTCTCTTGCAACTGCGCGTAACGCTGCGCTTCGCTGAATATGTTGGGATCGGATACCGGCTCGATGTCGTCGTTTTCCGCGAAGTCTTCTGCCGTCAATTCGAACTTCTCAAATTCCTCGGTGTAATCCTCGGGGTACTGCGAGATCAGGCGGCAAATGATCGCTAGCGCCCGCCGTTGCGAGTCATGCAACCGGCTATGAATGCTGGAGAATACCTGCGAACCCTGCTCGATCAGCGCTAGGGTAGTGCCGACCGGCATTTGATTGCCTGCGTCGGCAATCCTTTCCTCAGCAGTGGCGACTACACCCTTGGCTTGCGCCGTGATCCAATCTAGCAACTGGAACAATACCGCCGACGGCGGATTGAACGGCAACGGCATAATCATCTTGCGGATGTCATCGACACCCGCTGGTGCTTCGATCTCTTCCACTCCGGTCTGCGGGATGGAAAGATTCTGCCCGGAAGTACGCCCACCCTTGAGTTTTACAGCACCGGGAGAATTGTTAATGTGTGCAGAATCAAGTAAAGCGCGTAGAGCACCGGTAAGAGCGGCAGCAAGGCCGCCAATAAGGTGAGGCAAGCCAATACCATAAGCCCCCCGCCAGGGGAGGAACTTGTCCTCAACCCAAAATTCCTGACGCTGTTGCGTTTCGTCATTTTCTTCCCAGTTGCGGTAGATAGCGAGGACTTTGCTCGTTGGCTCATCGATGTGTAGGATATAGGGCGCGACGTTTCCGTCGTCTTCCAAGTCCATTTCACAGGAGATTTCATAAATTGTTCGCAAGCCATCTTCGTTGTACTCATTCTCCGATTTGCCTTCAATCTTATCCGTGGCGCGTTCGGAACTGGTTCCGTCCGGCGATTCGGAAGTTATGATGTTGTCAATATCGACGTAGAAACCCGCCTTGACGCGGCGTTCAAACAGCGCTTCGGTGATGTCGTCCTGAACGTGCGTTACCCGAGGCGAGGTGTAGAACGAGGCGGCGGAATACGGCAGCAACACCTTATCCACCGGCACGAATTCCATGCAAATCCGCTTCTTGCTCGGGTCGCGGTAGTACTTTTCGTACTGCGACCCGCCTAGCGGAAGCTGCGTGAGTAGTATTTCCTTCTCGGCCCGGTACTCTTGGACACGATTAATCAAGATGTGATTCAGAAAATCGCGCTTTTTCTTGGCTTTATCAAGCTTTTTGCTGTTCGATTCGCCGATTATCTTGGTGCGTACCGGCCCGTTGGCGGGGAATAGCTCCTTGATCGCCCGAGCCGCGAAGTCAACACAACCCTCGGCCAATACCGGATGCACCACGCGGGACGCGCCATCGAACTGCGCGCCGCCTGGGGCGTCGTCGCCTAGTCCGGTACGGCGGATACCTTCGGCATACTGCTCGTCGCGCTTCTTGCGGGCTTCCTTGTCCTTCTCAATCAGTTCAAGGTAGTCGGTCGCGATGGAATTGAGGGTGAAGAAGTCCAGTTCTTCCGCGAGATTCGAGTAAAAATCAGATTCCGAGGCGGTTTCCTCGGGTATTTCTACAATGGCGGAACCATCATCTAACTCGGTGATAGGTAGTTCAGCGTCTTCCTCGAATGCTTCGCGGGTGGCGACTGGTTCCATGTTAAATACCTTGTTGGAGTGATGCAATTACCGCTGATAGGTCGGCGGTGGTTTTTACTGGGGCGCGGACTGAGCCGCCGGAAGCGAAACCTTTGAGTATGTCTTTTGCTTCCGAAACATTTTCAACAGGGGGAGAAAATTCGTGGTCGAAATCTTCAAGTTCGGCCTTGCGAAGCTTAATCCGTTCTGGAATAGGTATTTTTCTTTCGATCCAATCACTACGCATTAGAGCCGCTCCTATTATTTTAGGATCAACTCCACTAGCTATAGCAGTTGCTACATCCGACGCTTCTTCTGCGGACTGCCCTTTGTAAAAAAGCGAATCTGTAATGCCAAGGTTAAGCGAATCACTCGCCGTAACAGGCTTATTCAGGATCTTCAGCCAATCTTTCCCCGGAGGCTTCATCACCCCACCAACCCCAGGAGCGATGAAATTAGACATCATGGTTAGCGGGTCTTCACGCAATGACTGATTCTGGATATCACCCATCTGTTCAACGCGAGCGGCGGGATTCTGGAGGATGTCACGCAACTGGCGCTTGAGCCATTCGGCCCGCGAGAAGATCGCGGCGAGCGGGGATTGCTCCAGCATGTCGCGCTTGTCGTCGAGAACCGCTCCGCCTTTGGCGAACGTTGATAGTTGTCGGGCACCAGCCATAGACTAGCTTCCTTGGCGATAGTTTTTCGCTATTATATATCAAGCCGAGTAAGGGTTAAAGCTATTCCGCTTTTTGTTGTAATAATCCACCTCTTCGGGTTCATCTTCGGCGGCTTGCGGCATTTCAAGCCAACCGCTATCGCGGAGGTAGATCATGCACTGCGAAAAAATATCGCAGTTATGCACTAGAACCCCGTTAGCGAAAAACACGGGATTCCCTTCAACTTTTACTGCATATACTGGCTCACGTTTGGTTTTTCTTTTGACCCAAAGCACGCGCGTCGTTTCGCTTTTTTGCAATGCGGCAAGCGGAGGAACAGTAGCGCGCCAGATGCTCTTCTGTAGCGAATGGCTTTCCACATTCTCCGCATTGCTTTTGATATTGTTTTTTATCTCTTGGCATGTACCGGATTGCGTGCCTTTCCTGCTCTCGTCTGCGGCGATACTCTTTCCTGCACTCTGGCGAACAGGCGACAGCCACCGTAGCGGAAAGAAACAAAACTCCGCAAACGGCGCAGCAATACTCTTTTTTTCCGCCGGAATGGAACAAATCGCGGCACTTTGTTGAACAAAACTTAGCCCTGTCTGTTTGAAGCGAAGCAAACTCTTCGCCGCATCTTGCGCATGAGAAGAGGCTAGGCTTAACCTTTTCCTTTGGCTTTTTGTTTTTCTTGTTCCATTCTCTAACGTATATTGTTCTTGGTGAAGCGTCGTCTTTCTGATGCCTTTCTCCATGTTCAGCCGACGTAAGGCATTCAAGATTTTCAATCGAGTTGTTCGCAGGGTTGCCGTCTTTGTGATGCACTTGCTTACCCTTTGGTATCTCCCCGTGATTGTCTGCCCAAACAACCCGATGCAGCGCTTCATTCTTTCCTTCACGCTTCCCATAAAAATATCTAGATATGGCAGCGCTCGAACTATACGGATATCTGCGGTAATTAACTCCTCTGTATCGAACAACCTCGACGACACGCATAGTTCATCCCCTTCTATGAGTTGCCCAAGCGCGACAAATGCCGCAAGCGCTGGGATATAAACCGGATGATCTTTCGTGCCAACAAGAGAAATTCCGTTTGATAGCCTAACCTCAAGCACTTCTGCTGAAGGATTGCTACACCCAGCAGAAAGCACGCGGCAAGGGCCAGACGGAGTATCAACAAAATCACCAGGCGAAAGGTGCATTATGTCAATTCCCAGACCGTCTGCCTTTCTTATTTTTGTATTTCCGACGAAGCAAAAATCATCGTGCTCGTCATTCGGGAAGCGCTCAAGTTGGCTGATGAACGGCCTAGCCCACGTCACAAACTCACCAGGGTTCTTTGCGCTCTCGGGTATCCATATGCAATCTAATTCAAGAATGGGTGAGGCTTGGTGAGCGCGATTGACCTTATCCGCGTTGCCCGGATTGTATGGAATCGCGGGAATGTTCGCTTGTCGTAAGTCCTGAATCAACGACTGTCCGCTCGCTTTGGCCTCGATCAATACGGCATCGGCTTTCTTGCCCTTCCGCTGTCCGGTCTTGCCATACACCGAATGCCATTCGTCCAACACCTTGGCGCGGAGGTCGGGATAGCCGAGATGCTCTGACCAGCAATCGAGTAGCATCACGCCCCGCTTACCCTTGTGCGAGAACACGCCGAACGCACCGAATGCGGTAGGGTCGTTGGTAGTCTTCTCGCTGAATGCGCAATCGAGGGATTGAACGATGTAGTCGAACGCGGGGAGTTCATCCTTCGCGGGCCAGCGTTGAAAGTGGGATACCTTGAGGATACCGCCGCCAGCTGGGGACGGACGCTGCTGAAGCTGGCCAGAAGTCCCGTATTCACCGAGGAGGCGCTTGAGCTTTTTAAGTTTATCGGCAGGGAACATCTCTGGCCAAAGCAAAGAGCCTTCCGTAGTGCGTGGATCTTCCCATCCAATACAAGTTACTGATCGACGACCGTCGTACTCCATCGGTAGGCACAAGTGTTCATATCCGGCCAAGTCCGTAAGAATGTGCCCAGTGATATCTTTTTCGTGTAGGCGTTGCATTACTACGACGGTACGCGCCCCTCGGGACTCTCCGCGAGTGGATAGAGTGCGATCAAACCAAACGTTGGCAGACTCTCTTTCGGCGTCAGAGTCTGCCTGAGACGCGGTTAGAGGGTCATCCACAATCTTTCTATCCGGGTGTTCTCCAGTCGCTCGCCCCCCAGTGGATGTCGCCATTCTCCATCCTCCGGACACGAGGTCGTATTTGGTTTTCTGATCACTTCCGGCTTTAATCTGAACCTGTGGCCAACGATGTTGATACCACTCACTCAATACGATATCCCGACACTTCATAGAGTCACGTATTGATAGATCTGACCCATATGATGCACCCATGTAGCGTAATTTAGGATCTTCGATCCACTCCCATGCGGGCCACGCCACAGAAACCAATATTGATTTCATGCATCCCGGAGGAATATTAATCACAAGGTTATCAATCTCCCCATCACTAACTGCTTCCAAATGTTCCGCTATGGCGTGCAAGTGCCAATTATCAACAAACGTCACACCAGGCTCGATGATAGAGAAAGCCTGTTTTGTGAATTCAATCAATGATTTTTCGGCAGCGCGAGTCTCCCGCTCCCGGCGAACGGCATCCAGCAGTATGATCGGCGCGACTTCAGCCATTGTTACTTAGTTTCAGCAACAGCTTTTCCAGCAGTTCAAGCTCTTTCGCATCCAGGCTCTTGAGCACGTTCGCGGACAGCTTCGGCTCGGTAACGCCCTTGGTTTCCGTCTCGGTTTTTGTCGGCACGCGGCGATGGACAAAATCCATCATCGTCCGGGCGGCGGTCAGTCGGTCACTCATCTTCGCATCTTCACTACGATAGGTCTTGGCTAAAAATTCCAGGGGGAGCTCTCCCGTAGATTGCAACCACCGTACCGTCGCCGCCGTGGTGGGGTCCAATCCGTCCGCCTGGTTCGGCAGGCCGTCGCTATCTACGTTGAGGCCCATTACCTCATTGAGCATCTTCCGCTCTCGTTGGATAGACGGACCATACGACAACACTACAGCGCGAATCGTCTCCTGTTGATATTCGTACCCCCAACGACGATACACTTCCAGCGCTTCATTGCTGGCAGGTTCTATACTCGTTACTCTCCCCTTCTCTTCTTCCACGTACCACTTCAACGCCGGACGATCCCCCCAGAAATGGGCCACTGCGTCCCATAGCGCCTCGTTATCTTTGCGTGTGGCGTTACGTGGGTTTGGCTGTTTTTTCACCTCCTCGTCCGTTTTGGCGCGAAGATGAGCCGGTAATCCGTAATACCAGTCGAGCGCGGTATCTTTCGTTAAGGTGGCATAGAAATCTACAGGCTTATACGTTACAGCGAGGTCCTCGCGAGTAGCTTGATCGCCGAACAGTGTCGCACGGACATAGAAGGTCTTCATTTCTTCCGCGTAACCTTTGTCCTTGACCGCCAACTTGTTCCACCAATCTAGGTTGAACTTTGGATCTTCTGGTTCTTCGCCGGTAAGTATCGTTGGATTAAACCAATCGAGCGTTGCGCCTTTTCCGTCGGGGTACTTCGCTATCCGCGCGCGGGTCAAGGGCGACATTCCACTTACCACGTTTTGAATCTGCTCGCGCTTGCTGAGCGGTAATAGGTGCGCGCAGCTTTTCAGCTCAAATTTGATTTTCTCATCATGCTCCGGCAAACTCAAAATTTTGTATCCTTCGGTCATGATATTTCTCCGATCAACTTGTTCCGAATAATAACCATACGCTGCGATAGTGGCTTTATGAAGTAGTGGGGTGAGTTAGTTTTCAGTGGGGTTAGCAGGGCAGTAATTAGTGGTGTAAGAGAGAAAATTTATTTCTTTATAAACAAGTAATTATACTACTAGTAGTGGGGTAAGTGGGGTGAAATGAAGAGCTAGTTCTTAAAAATAAATTTGAAATTTTGAGGTACTGAGAAACACCCCACTTCACCCCACTTACCCCACTGCTCCTTCCTACCCATTTTCGATATCCCTTTGTTTTTTAAACAAAATCCCGTTTTCGCCAAAAACCACCGCAGTGGGGTTAAATTTTGACCACTTTTGCTCATTTTTCACCGAGCACCTCAATTTTATATACAGAAACGCCGCAAGTTACCGCCCCAACTAGCCGAATTGTAGCGCCGTTGTGTAGGTAGGGAACATCCTTTATCATATTTAAACAGCGCCCCACCCTAACGTCGATAGCGTTATTTGGACGTTTTGAGAGGGTATTTATCCATCCTTCTTGTGGCGAATTCGGAGCGACGATATCGCTGAGTGTTTTGCCGCGAATCCAGTTTTTGAATTTCGAATCTCTAACTCCGCTATCCCATAGTGAGCAAACCCAGTCGAAAAATTCGTGTTTGGCTTCTTCGACCGGATCAATCGAGCGTTCGGAATCTTCCGATACAGGCGGCGCGATATCTTCGCCGAAGACCGTCATAATGGTTTTGCGAACCATCACATCCCACATTTTGAATCGGTGGTTGGGTTTCCAGTTTCCATCTTCTGAATGTAGCGTGTGTTTTATTAGCGATATCGCCGCGCTAACGAGTCGCGCTCGATTTTCGTAGGCATACCCGCAGATGTCCGCATGTTTGAATTTTCTATCCACCCCTAACGAAGTACGCGCAAGACGGACAAATACCGAACGCGTCTGGAGGTCTAACGCCGGAATGGTATTAACCCCATTCACGATAAACATCGTTGTATTCGGAACACTGCGCGTTTCGTTTTTACCAAGCACACGAAATTCCGGATTGACGGAGGTAAGTGCTTCGGTGAGTGCGGATGAGCGGAATTCGCCGTCGTGGTTGTCTAGCGTAACCACACTCCTACCCCGAGATAGAATCGCGCTTAATTGCTTCTCTTGCTCTTCGTCCGAGCCGCCTCTTGTAAGTTGCCCCAGAGACGCTTCTACGCCCACAGAGGCCGCGATTAACCCACTTAGCACGGACTTGCCGTCGGAGTATTGCGAGGAGGTTATGACGAATAGGGGGCAGATGTCTAGCACCCGACGAATAACGGCGGTGATGATCGCCCCGATAGCGGAGGCTTTGTAGCGGGAGTTCAGAAATGGAAAGTCTTGTGTTACGTCTTCAAATATCTTAATTGCTTCATCAACGTACATAGGTTGATATTGGAATTCGCTGGCAAAGAAGAGTTGTAGTTCGTTATCGTAGCCCCAAGTATCTTCTACTATCCGCCCGGTTTGGGTTATGAGGGGGGAGGTACAGATGCCTTTTATTGGTTTGATGTATTCTTTGGATGTTTTGGGGTCTGAGAGTTCTTTGGCTAGTGAGGGCGGACATTTGATATCTTCATCCACCATAACGCCGGTGGAATCGTTGAGTGTGCCTTTTACAAATCGTAGTTTGGCGCTGACCCAGGAACCCACGTTGGTAGAATTGTCGAGGGTTAATATACGGGCGCGATCATTTTTCTTACACACCACGCAGAGTTGGTCGGAGGATTCGTAGAATACCTCCGTTTGACTCATCGCTTCGAGCGTCAATTCTTTCCATTGCGGTTCTTTGGAGGCGACTATTCGCACGGTTGGGCGGTCGTCGTCTAACTCTTTTTGACTGACGTTGATGATCTTCGCCGCCCAGCGGAGGATATCTGCCGACCAATTTGCGGAGCGTTTCAGGAAGCCGATACCGGCGACTTGTTCCCCTTGTTCGTAGAGTTGCCGAGTGGTCTTGATCGACGTACGACGGTCTTGGATATCTTCTTGCCCGGATACCTCGACGAGGTACTCAATGGATTTTTCAATCAATTCGTCTTCAATACCAGCAGAGACTAAGAACCCGCACCACCACATCATTTCAACGTGGAACGCGCCCGGTTTGAAGTATTGAGCGCAGTACTTGGAAATAACGGCGACATAGACGCATTTTATAAGGTGCGCTCTGGTCGTTTCCGGGAGTTTGTCTTTGGGTGGAGTTAATGAATCACCCGTCCACCGAACGCTATCTACAATGTGCCCGCGTTTGTGGTCAATAATTGTAGAGCCGGGAGCCATAGTTTGGCTACCGTTACTTCTAACTTCGATAGATAGATACGCACCGCGAGCGTCCGCGATTGGAGATTTAGCGTGCGTATCTATTTTGCCGGAATCCGTGACGCGGTAAAGCCAATGAGTAATGACTAGTTCGTCTCCGCCGTAATACCGACCGAACTTGAAAGGAGTAAGTGGGAGGAATCGTTCAATGACGCCGCGCATATCTTCAATATCGCAGTCGATATCGATAACACCGTTTCCCTTTTCGCCGGTGAGAATTCCAATGTTATCAAGAGAGGTAAAATCGTCTCGGGAGGGTAGCGGGAGTTCGTCCCATCCGCGAATCACTTTCTTGTTTTCATCCAGTTCGCTAACGGGTTCTTTGATACCCGGCTTCAGGACTAGTGGGCGCAAACCCGCTTGTATCAGTGCTTCGTAGGAGGCTTTGATTCGAGCGTTATGTTTATCTTGATCGTATTCGGCTTCACGTAGCCGTTTCATCGCTTGCGCGGAGGATATCTTTTTGACTTCCATCGCGACGACATTCGATTTTTCTTGTGGCATATCTCCCATTCCCCTGTAGTTTGACTGCCTCGTGCAGTTGAAAAGAACTCCCGCCCCCTTGTGAGGGGCAGGGTTCAGACCCGGGAGCTACCCGGCGCTACAGGAGGAGCGATTGTAATTATAAACCTTCGACCTACAAAACAAAATTCACATAAATTCTTTTTCTACTTGTGCTCAAAAATGTTCGGCAAGTACGTTTATGTATTTACCGTTCTTTCGTATCGTAACTTCTCTTGGTTCTGGTAAAGAAAAACAGAAGTGGTGCATGTCCTGCGCTCGTCTCGGAAAATCAGTAACTCCGCGCCGAGCAAACCATTTGGCCGTTTTTTCATAGGCGTACCCTGAGTATTCCCCCATCAAGAAATCGCTAGAATCCACGGTAGCTCCACTACCAAGTTCACATGAATAAACCGCCATCACTAAGTGTTTGCCGGGCTGAGAACCGCTTTTGATGACGAGATAGGTCATACTCTTAACCTTTACCTTCACTCCTTTTGGAGAGGCCATCATTGGATCAAGATCAGTCAGTTCCTTGACCGTCTTGACCTTACGGGCTGGCGGCTTTGGTTTTGCGTCTCCCCTTAGAATTTCTCCCGTTTGTTTTTGTTCATAAACCTCTTCAATCCCGGCACATATGCCTCCATGTAATGAAAGGTTGCCGGAATAGTCGAGCAATAATGCATTCTTTTTTCCGGGAGCTATGCGCGTGGCTCGACCTAGAATTTGTTGCCAAAGTTCCTGAGATTTCGTTGGCCGAATGCAAACTATTGCGTTCAGGTTCGGAAAATTAAACCCCGTGCTCAATATATTCACACTTGTCATAACCGGAAAAGCTCCATCTTTCCACGCGATAATTTTCTCATCTCTGTCGGTGGTTTCTGCTGCTACGAAATCCGCATTTAACCCCACCGACGTAAATACCCTTGCCGCATTCTCCGCCACTTTAACGGTTGGGCAAAACACCGCGATATGTTTACGATCGTTGGCGAGTTCCTTGACACTGCCCGCTACTGCCGAAAGCCACGCCTCCGTCTCCTGATCTTCCACAGACTTCTGATCGTACTCACCGGCTATAGTCTTCAGCTTGTCGATATCGAGTTGAATGGACGCATTCACGCCGATAATGGGTGACAGAAATCCTTCATGAACCAACTCTAGTACGGAGACCTCGTAGCATCTCTCTGTAAAAAACCGATCTTCTCCATATACCGCGATGCCCGCTCGACTTGGGGTAGCGGAATAACCTACTCGTTGGGCTTCCGGAAAACTACGAAATAAGGTGGGGTAGAATTTCGCTTTGGATAACTTATCTGCGACTAGGTGACATTCATCTATCTGGATTAAATCAAACGGGGGAATTTCTCCGCGTTGGGCGGGGCGATGTATAGATTGCACAGAAGCAAATAGCACGTCGTGCCCTTTATCGGTGCGCTCTAATCCTGCACAGAGTACTCCTGGTTCTATACCTGTTAGCTTTTTGAATTCTTCCGCGTTTTGCCCGACCAACTCCATACTATGGGTGCAATTTAATACTCTTCCCCCTCGCTCGATAATTCGCCGGGATAGTTCCGCAATCACTATGGATTTTCCGCTGCCTGTAGGTAATTGGAGTACTGGGTGAGCTCCTCGTTTTATAGCTTCCCAAGCCGCTTCGACGGCGGATGATTGATAATATCGTAGCGAGATCATAACGTTCCTATTATCTAGTATGCCGCGAATTCTAACCCGCAAACCGCCCAACAACAAAATAGTCAAAAACTATCAAAATCCAAAAAATATCCACTAGCGGACTATCAATTTTGGGCGTAAAGTTACTCCACGATAACGCATAACTGAAAGGAAACGAAAATGAAAATTACCAGGGAATATCCTAATCCAAACAACGGCGGGAAAGAGCGCATTACCCGCGACGGCGATGCTTACTACATCAACAGCTACCTCAGTCGAGAGTTTGGTTGGACTGGCTCGCGCAAAGTAAGCCGCGAACAAGCAGAAGCGGGTATGTCTTACACGTGCGCGCCTACTGAGGTAATCGCGGCGATTCTCGGTGAATTAAAATGAAACCCACTTCCGCAATGCTCACCTTCATTCATACCAAGCTCGACCAAGAAGAAGCCAAGCGCCGAATCGAAAGCGTTCGCCGCGCAGATAACTGCCGCCAAATCGTAGCTATCTATTCGGTCTATCGCGCCTTGGGAGGAAAATAGTTTCTAACTATCGTTTCTAGAAAAACACCCACTAGCGTACTATCAATAATCGGCCTAAAGTTCGTTCAGCTTCACTAATTCCTAACTCGATAACTTAACTGAAAGGAACCATCATGGAACTCTCTAACCTCTCCACCAAGACTCTCGTCGCGTTGTATAACAAACTCACTGACAAAGAAATCAAGAAGTTCTCTTCCCGCGCTGCCGGGGAAAAGCAAATCGCCGCGATCAAGAAGATGATCACCGTCGAAGAATGGGTGGAAGCTCTCCTAGCGGTCGGCGCGGTAGCTGACGAGGATATCTCCCCCGAAGCCGAAAAAGAACTCGTCGAAGCGCTCGACAAGGAAGAACCGAAAACGGTTTCCGCGTGCCTCGGTTGCGGAGCAGAGTTTGGTCTTGAACTCAAGATGTCTTCCAATACCGAACATTCGCGTTCGCCGAGCAAAACTCAAGGTGAAAGTATGAAGGCGACTATGCGGTTGGATCGCCGTATCGAATGCGTTACTGATCAGAGTATCTGGAACAACGCTTTTCAAATGTGGAAAGCTAATCCTTCCTGGATGACGAGCGCTCAGCAAGATAGCTTGACCGCCAAGTTGTATTCCGCCGCCAAGCTTGGAAACCAGATCACCGTAACGATCAACGGTCGTTCTTTCCAACTGGTTTCGGTTGGTTAAAATGACCGACCGTACCGTATTCATCCTCGTGCTGGTGGTCGCTCTCGCGGCTGCCGTTTTCGGAATCTGAAAAGGAAACAATCATGGTAACTTACACCAAAGCCAAATCAATCCAGCGCACGCTCGGCACACGCCGCGCCGCTGGCTATCTTCGTAACCAGGGTGTGCCGCTTGATGTTGCACTCTATTGGCTAGCTAGGAGAGCATGATGAAAACTCAACATACTCCCGGCCCGTGGGAACTTGCTGGCGTTCGTGGGCAAGAAATCTACGCCAACAACCAACTTATAGGCAATGCCTGGACAGACGCTGATGCCGGGGGAATTGGCCCTGGAATGCTGGCGCTGATTGTGGCTGAAGCAAAGACCGCCATCACCAAAGCCCGAGGTGAAGAATGAAACCACTTGAACTCTTACAAGACGCCGCGAAGAACTACGGCAAAGCCGAGGCGGATTTAACGTCAGCCCTTTCCGCCGGAATACCAACGATGCTAGCGATCTCTTTGCAACAAAACATCGACGACGCCCAAGAAAACCTGCTTCGCGCGGCAGATGCTTACTACCTCGATACCTATGACGGAGCCGAAGGATGAAAACACCAAACGAAAGAAAGAGCGACAAATATTGCTGGCCGTCGAAGTTGAACCCCCTAGGGCAGATCAGAAACGAAGATGGCTTTCGTTTCATCGGTATCGACAAGGACGGGCGTGAGCACTATTGTACTGTTCGGCGCGGGGACAGCGGTAGCTACTATATGAGTAGCAACACTGCGCTGTTTATGGATTTGATTGGCTGGATTTCCGCCCCTGACTACTAGAATGGGACAAAGAATGAAACGCGAAGACGAAATACTGTTCGAGTTGTTCGCCCTTGAGGGCGCTCGACAGAACTCCATGCAATACGTAGCACGCTGTAAGCGCCGGATTATCGACGCCGAACAGCGGGTAGTGGAAGCCCGTCAGGAATTGTCCGCCGCGCTTGGGGCCATTGAAACGATGGAGCGCCAAATCACTGAATTGCGCCGTCAGCTATATGATAATGGAGGATTGAAATGAATTATCACACCCACATGCCGGACATTCGTGAGCGCCACGAGCCAGTAGAGAAGCTAGTTGCTGAAAACGCGAGATTCAAGGATTTACTCCGCCAGATCGCCTACCCTAGGCGTGGGACTGAAGAAGAGAGGATGGACTTTTTCGACGCGGTAAATCTGATTCAATCAAACTTCACAGAGGAAGAACTGAAATGAAACCATTAGTCATTTACCACGACAACTGTGCCGACGGGTTCGTCGCCGCGTTCGCTGCGTGGCTGCGTTTCGGCGACGAGGCGGAGTACTTGCCGATGCAATACAACCAGGCTGAGTACAATCCCCAAGACCGCAGCTTTGTAGTTGGGGGTGTGTGTCACTACCTAGGGGGACGCGAAGTTTACGTCCTCGATTTCTCTTTTGGTCGGCAGCTTATGGATGAGCTGTTTTCGCAAGCCAAGCGCGTCGTGTGGCTCGACCATCATAAATCCGCGTTCGAGATGTGGATGCCGTCATCCCCTGGCTACTACACGAATTCGCATGCCCCTGCACAAAAAGATATAATCATCCTCAACAACAACAAGTCCGGCGCGATTCTGGCTTGGGAGTACTTCCACCCCGGCACCGATACCCCAATGCTGTTTCGGCACATCGACGACTATGACCGCTGGCAGTTCAAGATCGACGGCACCAAGGAGTTCAACAAGGCCCTGTGGAGCTACGCGCCGTGGAGCTTCGAGCAGTGGGAAAGATGGCTATGCAAAGGGGCATCTGTGCCGAACTTGATTGATGACGGCGCAGCCATCCTCCGCGCCCAAGACGCGCAGATCAAGTCGATGTTGAAACAAGCTCGGAAATGTGAAATTCACCTTTTCGTAGACGGCGCGGTAGATCAACGATTTAAAGGTCTCGCCCTCAACACCAACGCGCATATATCGGAAGTCGGCCACGAACTCGCGCTACAGTCTGGCACCTTCGGCCTGTGTTGGAGCATGAGTGAGAGCGGCATGGCAGCTAAGTGTTCGCTGCGTTCCAACGGCGACTACGATGTCAGCTCGATCGCCAAGGCGTTCGGCGGAGGTGGCCATAAGAACGCTGCCGGGTTTGAAGTGTCAATTGAAGTTCTTCTTGGGTGGATGAAATGAGCGAAAAACATGTGGCCGCTCTGCGGCAGGCGAAAGAAAAACTAACCCACACGTGGTTTGTGTGTCTAGGTCTGCCGGACGATCATATAAGCGACGAGATACGGAACAAGCTCATATGGCCTAGTATCGCGCCATACGATACAGTGAACGAGTGGTTACGGTCGAATAAGTATATTACCCTACGGGCAGCTGGTGATAAAGTTACACTTGACTACAAGCGCCGATGGTGCGACCAAATGATTGAAATCGTGAAGTATTGGCCATGAGGCGCGGCTTTAAGTATTGGTAGCGCACGTACTTCACTGGTTGGCTTGGAAAAGCAATAGTGTTAGTTTTTATGGCAATTTGCTTTTTCACATTGTTGAAAAACTGCGGGAGCTAGACCATGAGCGACGACAAGCTGTTCCGGCACCTTATGTTCCACAACGAATTGCCGCCCGAGGAAATCCGCTCGTTGTTGCACGCAGCGCGGCGCGATGTAGCCGACGGTGATAACCCCGAGGCGGTTCTGCGGGACTATTTTGGCTTACCGGCTTGGCCGGAATTTATCGAGGAGTTACAGAAATGAAAACCATCAACCGATACGCCGTGACCTACATGTCCGGCGACACCCCGCGAACCGAGTACACCTACACGCCGAACGGTCTCGGTAAGCTGATCCGCCGCCTGGAAAAGCAGAATTTCGAAGTGTTGGTAATCCACGAAGGCGTTCTTACCGTCAAAAACGACGATAGCGAAAAACAATCAACTTTCTGAAAATACCCACTAGCGTACTATCGAGAATCTAACTAGAATTACCTCACCTTCTCGATAACTCATAACTGAAAGGAAATATCATGGATACAAAGCAAAGCTATTCTCTGATTGACAAATTCGTCTTGATTGACGAGGAAATCAAGTCGCTTGAAAAGCGTAAGGAAGAACTCAAACAACAAGTTATCGCCTTGGGCGAAGGCGGGCACCCCGGCCACAAAGGCGCGGTGACGGTTTCGCTGCAAAACCGCAAGTCATTCAAAGCCGACAAGGCGAAGCAGTTTATGACCGAAGCGCAATTCGAGTCGTGTTACGAAACCGACTCGTCAATCGTCGTTCGGATAACTCGTTTCAATCAAGGGGAGGAAACATGATCTACACCACGTTAAACAAGATTCGCGCCAACTCCCCTTGCGAAGAGGGATGGGCGAAACTTCTACGACATCTGGGAAAAACAAAAGCAGATGACGCCCCGGTAGCGCTTGTCACTATCTTGGATAGCAACGGGCTAGACGACACGTTATGGTGTCTGCATGCCGTTCCCGAGCATAACAAACTATGGCGGCTCTACGCCGTATGGTGCGCCCGGCAAGTGCAGCATTTAATGAAGGATCAACACAGCCTAGATGCGCTTGATGTTGCGGAGCGCCACGCCAACGGCCAAGCGAACGATAGAGAGTTGTCCGCTGCTGGGGCCGCTGCTTGGGCCGCTGCTGGGGACGCTGCTGGGGCCGCTGCTGGGGACGCTGCTGGGGCCGCTGCTTGGGCCGCTGCTGGGGACGCTGCGGCCGCTGCTGGGGACGCTGCTTGGGCCGCTGCTGGGGCCGCTGCTGGGGCCGCTGCTGGGGACGCTGCTGGGGACGCTGCTGGGGACGCTGCTGGGGCCGCTGCTTGGGCCGCTGCTAGGGACGCTCAGTCCAACCGCTTACGCGAACTACTGGAAACGACTCCAAGCGAATTCGAGGTGGCATCATGAGCGCTAGTACCATTCGCGGCGTCGAAGTCGGCGGCTATGTTTTCGTGCCCGCCGAGCATCAAGTCGGTCTTGATTCAAATTCAAGACAGCGGATATTCGAGCCAATCGTCGGAAAGTTCGCAATCCCAGGCGGTAAAATCGTCACTCGCGCCACGCTTGAATCGTGGGCGCTGTCCGAAAAACTGACCGTGGCGTATCGTTGATATGATTATTTTTCCCAACTACACGCTGGACCGAAATCTAATTCACTGGGAAGACTATATGGAGACCTTGACTCCTGTAGAAAACCGAGAAGGGTTGTGGTTCAAACGTGATGATTTATTTCAACCGCTCGGCCCTGGGGGACTCGGCGGATCCAAATGCCGCCAGATTATCTGGTATATTGACCGCTATCGAGAAGGTAAGACTCATATTCTTTCCGGCGCGTCTATACAATCTCCCCAGCTTTTAATGTCCGCGATCGTGGGAGCACACTACGGCCTTCCGTCTCGGCTCGTTGTGTATAGCAAACCATCAACTATTCTTACGCATCCTTCTCCGCGCATTTCGGCTGGTTTTGGAGCAGTTTTCGAATACTGTTCCGGACCCTACAATCCAATTATACAGAAAAAGGTGACTAACCTTACCAAACCTTCCTCCCTAGTGGTGCATTACGGTATCACGCTGGACCATAGAATCTATTCCAAGGAAGAAGTGCGTGCATTCCACGACATTGGTGCCAACCAAACCAAGAATATCCCTGACGAAATAGAGACGATAATCATGCCAACCGGTTCATGCAATTCGATTTGCTCCGTAATTCTTGGATTATCTCGTGCCCCCAAGAACGTCAAAACCGTGGTGGCGATGGAGATCGGACCAGACAAGAGAGAGTGGCTTTGGCAGCGTCTGGCTATTCTCGGGGTAGAACGGGAAAAGTTACCGTTCAAAGTAAAGTACCTTACATTACATGGAGATTTCTCTACATATTCCGATAAGATGCCGGAAACCGCTCACGGGATAGCTCTACATCCAACGTACGAAGGTAAGATGTGGCGGTGGCTGAAACAAAATGACGCCGTTCCTTCCGACGGTAAATCATTGTTTTGGATCGTCGGCGGAGAGCCTGACCCGAAGGCGATGGAACGATTCTTTACTCATTCATTGGAGGTAGTATGATGGATTACCGACTGCCCGAGAATCGCGAAGAGTATTTTACAAAGCTCTATGCGATGAACCTGGAATACGGCGTCCACCCAGGTCTCGTGTATCTCCTGATGCCGAAGCTCGCCGAGCACTACGGTTGGGATACGGATCAAAAATTGATCTTCGCCTTCTATAATGGGATGACGCAAAACCCACTCACGTCGATTAGAATCTTCGAGCGGTTTCCGGAGTTGCCGCGCACCAAGGAAGAATTCAAAGTGTTCAATGAGTGGTTCGACGTCGAATGGGGGAATCTATCCTTCGACACTGACCGTCGCCATGGGAAACGAAATACGCCGATGGCGGTGTACTCATACTCCAAACTGGTAGAAGACCACGGCTCGCAGGAGAAGCTACTCACCGGATCCTTTTCGGAACTCTGGACCAAAGTCACTGAAGGTTTCTACTCTTTCGGTAGACTGACGAGTTTTTCTTATCTAGAGTACGTGCGTATCATGGGTTTCGGTGCCGATTGCGACAACCTGTTCTGGGAAGACAAGGAAGGTTCTAAGTCCCACCGGAACGGAATGCTATTCTTACTCGGTCACGAAGATTTAGTCTGGGACAAACGCCTACCGAACGGGTTCGATGGAAAATATAATTTCGACAAGATGGTTCCTTGGTTAAACAAACACGCCGACCAGTTTTTGAGCGACTACCGAACAAAGCGCAACCACGAACACGCGGGGTATTTTACATTTGAAAGTCAGTGTTGCGCGTTCAAAAACGGGTTCTTCCGTCGGCGCTATCCTGGTGTCTATGCTGACATGCATTTGGATCGTATAAAATGGTATGATTCTCGCGGGTTCGGAAAGCTCACGGAAGTGTTCAAGCAAATTCGTAGTGACTACCTACCGACGTGGTTACGTGAAGAGTGTGAAAAACCTTTGACTTCTCGCGACAAGAAGGCTAAAATGTTTGCGGACACCGGTGTTCCATTCAGAGCGGAGTATTTCCTATGATCATCACCATTCGCGGTACCAGTGGATCCGGCAAAAGTCATGTCGCTTTCACACTACTTAAGAATTTCCTGAGTGAGAAAATTCTAGATGAACAGAAAAAGATACTCGGGTATCGCGTGTTCGCAGGACTCAAAAAACCAATTCATCTAGTCGGCAAGTACGAAACGGCGTGCGGTGGAACGGATGGAATTCACCGGCAGAAAGAATCCGCGGATCGAGCGATTCGTTGGGGGGCCGACGGCCACGTCATCCTCGAAGGGCTTTTACTTTCCGGTGGGGGGCCGAAGGCTGAAGTTACTGCGAGGATAACTGAAACCGGCGATTATTGTCACGCGTTTCTTGATACCCCGATCGAAGTCTGCATAGAACGCGTAAAAGCTCGCCGACTCGCCGCCGGAAACGAAAAGCCCCTCAATACGACCAATACCGAGATGAAATGGGGACAATGCGTAAGTACCTATAAGACCCTCAAGAGAGAAGGCTATCGTGTGGCGTTGATCGATTACGAACACGCATATGACCAAATAATGGAGATCCTCCGTGATTCAGAATAACCCTTTTGCGCCTCCGGAAGCTGAAAACGTTGCTTCTGAAGAAGGCTATCTCTGGTGGTGTTGGGAGAGAATGGCTATTTTTTATGCTAGAGAAAACTACCACCCAGCCCCTTGGTCAGACCACTGGATGTTCCAACAGTACAGGTTTTGCAATTTACATAGAAAGAATGACCGGGTGTCGAAATGGATTATTGATAATCTACTTTTACCTTACGAGGATTGTGAAGACTTGTTTTTTATTGCGGCAATCGCCCGGTATGTAAATTTACCCACAACTCTTCAAGCTCTTTTGGACGCGAAAGCCATTCCAATGCGAGTAGAAGATTTTGATTATGAGTTGTTTTCTGAAGTGGTAGACGGAATAACTCGGGCCGGTGGAAAAGCATGGACCGGTAGCTATATGATTTTTCCATCCAAAAAAGAAACGGGGTTACCTAAAGGGAAAGCAGTTGGTAAACATATCCTTGCTCCGTTGAAAACTAATGTTGACAATTTACGACACGCTGTGCACGAAACAAAGACAGTGGAAGCAGTGGTGACGGAGCTGATGAAAAATTATGGATTCAGCAGTTTTACTTCCGGGCAAGTCGCCTCCGATCTTTCTTACACAAAACAACTAGGTTCAGCCTCAGACTTACGAACTTTTGCTCCGATTGGTCCCGGTTCATCCGCGTGCTTAGACGCTTTGTATGGTAAGAGAACTTGGAAGCAGAAAGAATTCAATGAAAAGTTAATCCATTTGCTGGATAGAATAGAAAACGAGTTGAAGATAGATGACTTAACTTTACATGACGCACAAAACGCCGCTTGCGAGACTTTTAAGATGATCAAAACCATACGTGGAGAAGGTAGACCGCGCAACACATTTACCCCGACAGTGAAGAAATGAGACTACGAATGCCCAGCAGAAGGATTTATCAAAGGTAGAGGTAAATACAAACCCGAAACCGCTTTTTAGGAGATTACCTTGGCAAAACGCAAACCGAGTCCCGCGCAGCTACTCAGAAAACTTTCTTATCAGATACCTAAAAAGGGAAAGTTTATGACGACCGAACAGTACGTGCTGGAGTTTTCACAAAGGAACCGTCACGTCCCGGCTCGCTACATTTTGAACGGAAAAGAGGTAACGCTGTAATGGAAATCGCCACACGAAACGTAAATTCCGCGCTCAGCGAAGCTCTCTGGAAATTAAAGGTCATGGGGCGCGAAGAAAGCTCACGTAACGGGCCGGTAATCGCTTTTCCAGAGCCAGTTATGACGACCTACGAGCGTCCTCAGGAGCGCGTTCTATTCTGGGACAAACGAGATTGCAACCCCGTGTTTCATTTACTCGAAAGCGTGTGGATGCTCGCCGGTCGCCGCGATGTCGCGTTTCCGCAAATGTTCAATTCTCGTTTCGGACAATACTCCGACGACGGCAAGAATTTCAACGCAGCCTACGGCTATCGCTGGCGCAAACATTTCGGGTATGACCAACTGGAGCGGGTAATCGAAGTCCTGACGAAAGATCGTAACACGCGGCAAGCGGTTATGCAGATATGGGAACCGTCCGACCTCGGCAAAGCCACAAAGGACAAGGCGTGTAATACTCAGGTGTTTTTCGAGATACGCGCCGACCGGCTCAATATGACGGTATTGAATCGTTCTAACGATTTATGGTACGGCGCTTACGGAAGTAACGCGGTTCATTTCAGCGTTCTGCAGGAATTTGTCGCGAGCGCCGTCGGAGTTCCATTGGGGGTATATCGTCAATTCAGTCACAATCTTCATCTCTATACGAAGCTGTGCGACGCCGTGAAACACTTGGATAATCCTCCAAGCCCTGAGAGTTACGATGCGTACCTTCACGGGGTAAAGCCGTCGCCGCTTATGTCTCCGAATACGAATTGGAAAAAGTGGTTGTTGGAAGCGGAATACTACTGCGAAAACCCGTTCAGTTTTTCTCCCTGGCTCGATAGTTTTTTCAAGGACATCGCGTATCCGATGGCGATGGCGTCTAAGTCGCGCAAAGACAAAACCGGCGACGGCATTTTTTGGGCAAACCAAATTGCCGCCGATGATTGGAGAATCGCAACATTGGAATGGATACAGCGCCGCGAGGAGGCGAAGAAATGATGGACTTTATGGTGCAACCGATTGTTGGATTTTGGTGGTATGTTTTTTGGGCGGTAACGTCCGTAACTTTTTGGGTAATTTTCGGTATGCTAATTGCGATGATCTTTTTTAAGGCGAAGAAATGATCAAACAACAAATCAAATTCTATCAAGACGGCAGCGAAGTATCGCGGTATCACACTGTACGTACCATTCAAAGCGAAAGCGTAGGGCATCACTCCCACGGGGTGATAATGTTCTGTATTCTACTTGGCTATCATTCTAGCTCGATTTTGCAAGCCGCCGCGTTTCACGACCTGGCCGAGCACGTAACGGGGGATTTACCCTCGCCTAGTAAAAAGGCATACGGTATCGGCGAACAGGTAAATGAATTGGAATCACGGTTACTCTCTACCGTTAAGTTTGACGTAGAGATTACCGGAGACGAAAAGAGAGCGTTGAAATTGGCCGACATATTTCAAGGCTTGAGTTTCTCGTTGTCTGAAGTGCGCCTCGGCAACCAACGTATGCAAATCGTCGCTGAACGGTACGCCGGTTACGCCGAGGATTTGATCCTCGTTGGTAAAGAACGCGAAGTCTGTAACGCAATTTGGGAGTTACATAATGAAAGCAAATGACAAGCAAATCGGAGGGGAACATTACAAAAATCCAAACTTACCTGATCACTGGGACGTTGTTTATGAATTGAACTGGTGTTACCTTGTTGCCGCAGCCACTAAATATCTATGGCGACTAGGGCGTAAGGGAGATGAGGACAAGAAGATTGAAGATATCGAAAAGTCCATTCATTATCTTCAGAAAAAAGTAGAGCAATTGAAATTGGAACGACTAGGTAAGAAAAGTATAGCGATCAAGGTCGAAGAGTGCGACGCCGGATCAGGTTACGTCAATCAGGATCGGTAGTATGTCAAAAATACCAATGACTGATTTAGAAATTCGACTGCTCGCATGCGTACGGGAGTTTCGCCGATTAGAAAACCAAGTCGTCAGAAACGATGACGAAGTTGCGGCTAATCTACTAGAAGCGGACAAACTATCCGAACTCGCGCCAGAAACCGACGATAGAAATGAGCGCTACGACGCGCCGCAAAGGAAAGCGCATAGAATTTTTGTTAATAGTTTGTTCCACCCACGGGGGTGGTAACTTTGAAAAAGACAATAATATTTGACGTAGAATTACTAGGTGGCCGTTTTCTCTTCAAGGGGCGTGTCAAAGAAAACCGCAACGTAATCACGATATGGGGCGACGAACCGGAAGCCTTGCCCCGGCTACGGGAAGTTGTCGAATCAGGATGCACCTTTGTGTCGTACAACGGAATCAAGTTCGATGAAGTAGTTATCTCGGCGGTACTAGCCGGGCTGCCTTACGAAAAAGTAAAGCAAATCGCCAACGCGTTGATACAAGATTCCATCAGCCGTTGGGAAATTCGTCGGAGGTATGGCCTCGTCGAACTGAAATGGGATCACATCGACCTCATGGAAGTAACGCCGGGATTCGTCAGTCTCAAAGCATACGGCGCACGTATGCATATGCCCTGGTTGAAGGATTTGCCTTACGCGCACGACATCGATAGCTTGACCGAAGAGCAGTTTGCCGAAGTAGATCAGTATTGCGAAAACGACCTCAACACCACGGAGGAACTGTACGACCGCTTGAAGGGTGCGCTCGATTTACGGCGAGACATGAGTCTGGAATATAGCGTCGATATGCGTAGCAAATCCGACACCCAAATGGCCGAAGCTGCGTTTATGGTTCGACTGGGATTGAAAAAAGGCAGTACCAAGGTTCCGTACTCCATTTATTACAAATTGCCGGAGTATATTCAATTTTCTACCCCTCACCTAGTCGAGCTGACGCAGAGAATCGTAGATCAAGAATACTTGATGAACCAAAAAACCGGCCACGTCATTTTGCCGGAGTTCCTGGAAAAGCAACCTGTAAAATTGAACGCCGGGGAATATCAGCTGGGCGTCGGCGGTATTCATTCAAAACACGACAAAAAGGTTTGCCATGTCGCGACAAAAGAATATTTTATCTTTGATATTGATGCGGCGTCGTACTATCCGTCCATCATCCTCAATCTCAATCTTATTCCCAAGAACATTGGGGAACGTTTCATCGAGGAGTATAAGCGCATCTACTTTCGTCGGCTTGAGGCAAAGAAAAATGGCGATAAAGCCACGGATGCGGTACTTAAAATCTCGCTCAACGGCACCTTCGGAAAGCTCATGGAACGGTGGTCTGCGCTTTACTCCCCCGACCTCGGACTTGCCGTCACCCTCACTGGTCAGCTTACCTTGCTTACCCTTATGGAGCGATTGGAGAGTATCGGAGCATGCTCTCTTTCAGCCAACACCGACGGTATCGCTATCGGAGCGCGTAAAGAAATTTTCAATGACGTGGAAAGGGTTGTATCCGAGTTTTCTAAAATAAGTGGGTTTTCGTTCGAGTACACTCACTACAAAACGTTGGCGATGAAGGACGTCAATAATTATCTCGCGATTACGAAAGACGGAAAGATAAAGTCAAAAGGTATCTACGCGGTAGTTGATACCGACAAGACCGGCAAGATAATCTACAAAGAGAATCTGTCCAAAAACCCCACCGCACCGGTTTGTGCTAAAGCAGTAGCTTGCTGGCTCCGCGATGGCGTTCCCTTTATGGATACCATTCGCGCCGCGCCGTTCAAAGAATTTATTTCTGTTCGCGGGGTCACCGGGGGAGGGTTTCAGGGGGAGAATCACCTGGGACGGGTAGTCCGCTGGTATCAATCAACTGAACAGAATCTCGCGCCGATTGTTTACGGGCCAGGTAAGAAAGAAGGGGACAAAGTAGCAAAGACAGACGGCGGGAAAGAATGTATGGTTTTACCGATAGCTTTTCCGACCGATTTGCATTATAATTGGTACCATAATGAAGCGATAAACATAGCGATTAATTTGGGGTGCAAAGAATACCTCACCGACGAAGAAATCGCCTTGGTAACGCCTCCCCCGAAAGTTCGCAAACCAAGGAAAACAAAATGACAAACGTTTGGATCGTATTCAATGATCGGCGCAAGGATTTTTCACGCGCAGAAGAGTTTGGCGAATTGAAGGACGTGTATTCGTCAATGGGGCGCAACTACAACGGCCCGGCGCTCATCGAATACGCCCGCCACGTACTATCACAAGCCAAGGACGGCGATTACCTTCTCGTGGTGGGTGATCCTACGTTGTGCGGGATTTGTACGGCGATTATGTCTGAATTCGTCGAAAAGGTGAATATTCTTCGCTGGAACCGTGAGGCTTTCAAGTACGAACCGCTCGAACTAGATTTTGGTTGGAGCGAATAGTTTTTCGTAGCAAAACAGGCTATACTAGCCGCATAGCTTGTACTTTATAACTTGAAAGGAGATTCAAATGAGTTGGAAAGATTCGCTAGTGGTTGGTAAACAGGAACTACCGCCGCGCGTTTGCGTGTATGGGGTTCATGGGGTAGGCAAGAGCACGTTTGCCTCGCAATTCCCCAAGCCGATATTCATCAGTACTGAGGATGGTCTATCGTCGATGGACGTCACCTCGTTCCCTCGCGCCGAATCGTTGGCAGACGTGGAAAAGTCAATCAAGACGCTAATCAAGGAAGATCACGACTTTAAAACCGTGGTCGTTGATTCCGTCGATTGGTTGGTTGAACCGTTAATCGTTTCGGATATCGATTCCAAGTTCGATGAAAAAGCCCAAGCCTACGGCAAGGGGCAAATGTACGTTGCCGAAGCCTTCCGCGAAATCCTGCAAGGGCTTGATGTGCTGCGCAAGAAGCGCGGCATGAATGCGGTACTGATCGCTCATTCGGCGGTGATTCGCTTTGATGACCCCCGTACGGAGCCATACGATCAATTCCGCCCCAAGTTACCGAATCGCTGTAACGGTATCTTGGCCGAGTGGGTTGATATTATGGCATTCGCGGGGTACAAAGTTCTGATCAAGAAGTCGGACGCGGGATTCAACCAGCAAAAGGCTCGCGGTATTACTACCGGCGAACGGCTGTTACATTTCGTAGAGCAACCCGCCTTCGTCGCGAAGAACCGGTACGCGCTCCCCGACGAGATGGAAATGAATTACGCGGAATTCGCAAAACTGGTTCCGGTAGCAAACTAACTTTTTCAACAAGGAGAAACAAGTGAAATACGCGAAGTGGTACGGATTGACGGTACTGGCGCTGGTTGGTTTTTCGCTGGCGGTTCTTGGCCTCAAGGTGGCGTTATCCCCCGCGAAGGTGGCGCATACCGCCGTGAATGCGGCTGGTGCGGTGGTGGATAAGACGCTGAACGCCGACAACGTGCTGAACAGCTACGAATGGTTCTACGACACGAACGCGCAATGGGAAGCCCGGCGCGGCCAAATTGTGGCGCATGCCGGGCTGGTGAAGGCCGAGCAAGACCCGAAGTAGCGCAGCCGCTTGAACATGGAACTGGCGGCGATGCGGCAGTCCTGCCGGGACATGGTGACGAAGTAACCCTTAATCTTAACAAACGAAAGGAAACAAAACATGGCACGATTTGACTGGTCGCATGACGATTATGACAGCCCGACAGACTTCGAAGTTATCCCCGAAGGTACGGAAGTCAAGATGAAAGCAACCGAAGCCGAGGACAAGGAAACGTCCAGCGGTGGTGAGATGATCGCGGCGACTTTCGTGATCGTCGAACCGGCGGAATACAAAAACCGCAAGGTTTGGAACAATTTCAATACCGTGAACAAGAGCGAAAAGGCGCAAAATTTTGGCCGTCGCATGGTGGCGGGCTGGGCGCGGGCTTGTGGAAAGCCGAACGCCAAGAACACCGACGAATTGCTTGAAAAGGCGTTTTGGTGCAAGCTCGGCGTCGAGAAAGGGACTGGCCAATATCGGGACAAAAACGTGATCGCGTCTTTTTTGATGCCGGACGGCGCGGCTTCCTCTGCGCCCACTGCGGAGAAAACTGCAACGGATTCTGCACCGGCTGAAAAAGAACCCGCGAAACAAGAATCCACCGCGCCTTCTAGCGGAAAAAAGAAACCCTGGGATGATTGAATCCTAACCCTAAGCCCTCTTCCGAGGGGGCTTTGGCGAGGGGCCGCACCAGATAGCTTTGCCATTGGCCTCAGCGTCGGAAGGTTTGCTCTTCCAAAGGGTTCGCCGCCCCTCACCAAAGTCTTTTAACGTAGAAAGGAAACAAAAATGAACCAACCTCAAGTTATCAAAATCGATGAAGTTGAATACGTACGCAAAGACAGCCTCCCCGCTGCGCGAAGCGGAACTCGTGCAGTAATGGTCGTTGATCGCGGCTGGATTTTCGCCGGAGATGTTACCCGCGAGAATGGCCGTGTGAAATTGTCCAGGGCACTGCACGTGTTTAAATGGGAGTCCGTTGGCTTCGCCGGGATGTTGGAAAACACCAAAAAAGCTGACCTGCGCAAAATCGCGGACGTAGATATTCCAGAAGGTGCTGAAATCTTCTGTGTACCCGTACCGGACGATTGGGGGGTGTGATGCCTGCCACATTTAGGCCGGTCGGCTACGGCTACGGCAACGGCTACGGCTACGGCTACGGCGATGGCTACGGCTACGGCTACGGCTACGGCGACGGCTACGGCTACGGCGACGGCTACGGCTACGGCTACGGCTACGGCTACGGCGACGGCTACGGCTACGGCTACGGAGACGGAGACGGAGACGGCTACGGCAACGGCAATGGCGATGGTTATGGCACAATAAACCGTACGCCGAGAAAGGTGCGTTCGAAATGAGTCCCGCAGAGCAATACACCCGCGACGTTCAAGAAGTTCTGAATCGTCGGGCAAAGGAACTTGTTGCCGAAATAACCGCTGCTGGGCTTGGGCCAGAGTTGCAAGAGCTAGTCGAACTCCACCTGCGGCCATGTGCGAGCTACACCCGGCTAATTGAAGGTAGCTGTTGCTCCACAGAATAGGAGATGATCCAGTGAAATGTTCTACCTGCCAGCAAAGCAAAGCCTCTGATAAGTTCGCCAAGACGCCGGACGGCTTGCGGTATAAGCGTCGGTGTTTGGCGTGCGACGAAGCCCTCAAAGAAATGAAAAAGGAGCCGAAACGTGGCTGAAATACCCAATAATAGCTTTGAAATGATCGACCACATTTACGCGGCGATACAGCGCAAAGAAACAAGACCGTTTCGTCTGACTCGGGTAGGCGCTTCCGGCATTGGCGCGGAATGTTTGCGCGCCATTTGGTACAGTTGGCGCGGGTACGCAAATAAACCGTTCGACGGGCGAATGATGCGGCTTTTCCGTACAGGGCACTTGCAGGAAGATCGCATCGTCAAAGACCTCAAGCTCGCGGGCTTCGCAGTGTGGGAAATCGACCCCGAGACGGGTGAGCAATGGACGCATAACGATTCTACCGGGCACTTCGTCGCCAAGCTCGACGGCGTGATTAAGGGCGTTTTCGGCGCAGAGAAAACCCCCCACACGCTCGAAATCAAAACGCACAGCAAAAAGTCATTTGAAGAAGTCAAGAAGTTCGGCGTAGCGCGAGCCAAGCCGGTTCATTTCGCCCAAATGCAAACAGGCATGCATTTTTCCGACGCGGGAATTCGCCGGGCGCTGTACGTCGCGCTTTGCAAAGACAACGAAGAGTATTACATCGAGCGCGTCATTTATGACGAGACCGAAGCGCAGCGCCTGGATGAAAAAATCCAGACCATAATCCGCGCCACGATGCCCCCGGCCCGGATCAGCGAAAGCGATACCTTCCTTGAATGCCGCTGGTGCGATTATGCTGGCGTCTGCAAGAAAGGCGTTAAACCGCTACGTACCTGCCGGTCTTGCGAACACGCCGAAGCCATTCAAGGCGGGATCTGGATGTGCGGATTACTGAAAACGGAACTCACGCCGGACGACCAATTGAAAGCTTGCGAACACTATTCGGAAATCGGAAAATGACTATTTATACCGTAGGTATCGATCCCGGATTAACCGGCGCAATCGCAATCCTCAAAGATGGCCAGTATCACGCCTTGATGGATATGCCAACAATCGCCAAGGGCGGCGCGGGCAGCGTCAAGAACGAAGTACATCCCGCGTCGATTCGCGCGTTCATCTATCAACACGTATCCTCCGGGGAACAGATGAAAGGCATCATCGAGCGCGTCAATAGCCGCCCGGGGCAAGCCGCATCAACTACGTTCAGTTTGGGGGATAGTTTCGGCGCGGCGCGTGCGGTGTTTTCGATTGGCATAATACCTCACATGGATGTTACCCCCGCCAAATGGAAAAAGCATTTTGGGCTGTCGTCGGATAAAGAACAGTCTCGCGCGATGGCGTCTAAGCTGTTTCCCGAAGCGGTACTTCACCTGAAACGCCACCATGATCGCGCCGAAGCCCTGTTGCTTGCGCGGTACTTGTGGGAAATTGAATTCAAATAGTCAAAAACTATCAAAATCCAAAAAATATCCACTAGCGGACTATCAATTTTGGGCGTAAAGTTACTCCACGATAACGCATAACTGAAAGGAAACGAAATGCCAATACGTTTTTACAAATACGAAACTACCGTCGGCTCTGATGAGCAGGACGAATTGCCGGTGATTATTTATCTGCGGTATACCCCACATCGCGCCGCGACCCGCGGGCAACCCGCAGAAGGCGGTTGGGAGCTTGATAGCTTTAACTGCCCGGTTGATATACTTGAGTGGGCGCGTCTCCGCCTCATCGACGAAGCTATTGCCGCCGCTGAACGCGATCTGGGGGAATAACATGACCACCGACACCAAAGAACTTCTCATCCTCGCAGCGAAGGCTGCGGGGTATTGGGATCAAACATCCTTTGTGTCGTATGACCATCGCGGCGCTTACTTTTGTACCCCATCGAAACCGGAACCAAGAAGCGAGCCTTTCGTCTGGCGACCGCTTCAGGACGACGGCGACCTTCACCGCCTCGCCCGCGAGTTGAAGATGCGAATTTTCTTTGATCTGGGGTGGGTTGCAATACCAATACCAGGCGAAGCCTCAGACATCTTTGAATGTTTCACCCCAGGCGACAAAGAGGAAGAGGCACTCGCTATCGTCCGGGCTGCTGCCGCGATGGGGAAGGAGATGGGGGAATGACAAGGAAACAATTGACGATCCTGCACCGACAGAACACCAATGGCGTTCCCTGTTCGTCATGGACGGTAGTGGCATGGCATTGGAAATGGTCTTTGACGTGGCGTTGGATAATCACATGGAACCCCCGCCCATCTGGAAGTTTCGGGCCTTACTTCAGGCGAGTTTATAGGGGGCAAGGTTTCAATTTCCACTGCGGACTAAATCTCCCACTGATCGGGGCTATCTCTATGCAGACGCAGCCAAACATGGAGATGGGGAAATGACCGACTACACCGAATGCGATGCCGCTTTCGAGGCGAGGTTTGGGCCGCCACCAGACGCGGGTTATACCGCTTGGACGGCGAAGCTCGAAGGCTTCCGCGCCTGTTGGGACTTGCTGCATGCGCCTCAAGAACCTGACGGCTGGATCGACGGCGAAGGCGATCCCTACACTCAATCGGGTTGGGGAGCGAGACCGCCCAAGGGATGGACAGCAACGGGCACGCCGTACCCGGTGTATCAGCATCCTGAACAGGAAGCGTCGCAGCGTGACGCAGAGCGATATCGTTGGCTTCGAGCGGAAAGGTTTGACGACGAAATCCCCCGTGTGCAGAGCAAAAGTACCGGATGTATCGGTTGCACGCTGGGTGGTATGGCTTTGGACACCGCAATTGACCAAGCGATGAAGGGAACCACAAAATGACCACACAAGACGAAAGCGATCTGCGGATTGCGGACAACATCGAGTCCGCTGACTTTGGCGGAGTAGGTTCAGACCCTTGGTGTAAGGAATTCGCCCGCCGCATCCGCGAAGCGCAGCTTGCCGAGTTGCAGAAGGGGTTAAACGAGGCCGTAATAGCAAGCGACGTATGGGGGTTCAGCGATGCGGTGGTTGGTTTCAAGCACGGCTACGTCGCCGGGGCCGCCTACGAGCGCAAACGCTGGGAAGGTGCGGCACTGAAATTCGACGCGGTTATGCCTGATGAAATGATCAAGTGGCTCGCAGATCACCCATACGAACTTATACCGAAGGGAGAAACAGAATGACGCAAGCACCTGTCATGACGCTTGATGCCGCGATAGAACATGCGGCCAATCGTGCAGCCTGCGATGAATCAGCCTGTGCCGCAGAGCATGCGCAGTTAGCTGAATGGTTGCGGGAGTTGAAGGCGAGGCGAGAAGCCGCAGACCCCCACCCACCAACTCACCATTGTATGTGCGTCGATTGCGAGCCGTCGTTCCGTGACGAATCGATGCTTGCTGACCTTCCACCGCAGATGCTGGGACAACATAAAACTATGACAATTACAGGAGGTGGAGCTACCGCGCCAGAAGAAGTCGGCTACTGGTTCAGCCCGGATGCGGTTGAGGAGAAGGTGGCAGGAATGAAGCGCTGCTACGACATCGAATGCGCGAACCTCCGCGAATCTCTGGAAGTAGCCAAGAACGTTGCTAACGGAAACGTGGAGGCAAAACTTGCCGCGTGGAAAGAATTAAACAAGGTGGGGGCGGCGGGGAGCGACGGATTGCGGGAACGACTCGCCGCGCAAGCCGATAACGCACGGCTGCGAAAAGCACTTGAAAAAGTGGTTGCTATGCCGAAATCTCACGAATCACTACGCATAGCTATTCAAACTCTTGGCGACTCCACCGCCGACACCAGCGCCCTAGACGCCATGCTGGAGCGCGGCAGGGAGCAGTGTGCGGCGGTAGCCGAAGATACTGCCGCAGGCCGTGACGCCGAAGCAATTGCCGCCGCAATTCGCGGCATGGAGATAGGGAAATGACAAACATAATGGCGGCCTGGACGGTAGAGCTTAATTACGACTGCCCAGGGTGCGGGGAACATGTAGATTTGCTGGACGCTACTGACTTCTGGGACGGTAGGCAGCTTGATGCCCCCGAGCATGGTACGTAGCGCAGCAGAGGCGTTGAGGTCATGTGCCCAGAGTGCGGCCATGAATTCACTGTCGATTGTGAATACTGATTGGAGATAAAGAAATGATCCACACAGAAACCGTCGGGCAGATCGCGGCTGTAATGCTTCAGTACGGCACCCCCGAGCAGCAGCTAGAAGCGTTGCGCTATTGCGGGACGCCGGTTTCGGGCAAGGCAATACGTCGCCCCAGCTGCCACAACCGTGACACGCTCGCCGCAGGGTATTACGCACCAGACCGTGAGTATTTCCCTGACGGGCGGTTCCGTGTTGGACTGAAGTGGATACCGCACACGATGACGACCGAGTGCCAGTCGGCAAAGTTTGACAGGTACGCTGAATGTGCGGGATGCAAGGAACTCCCGCCCGAAGAACCCCGCGCCGCCGCAAACTAACCCAATTGGGTGAAATTTGATGATGACGGCGGTTGCGGGGCCTATGATTAACGTAAAAGGGGAAACAAAATGACTCAAGGATTAGTTACTACGCTTCAACAGATTTACGATTTGCTTCGTGAAGTCTCGCAAGATTTGAAGGTCGTTTCGGAGCGGCTAGTGCCGGAAGCGCCGTTGGATATCGAGTTTATTACGGAACTCGCCCCGCCGAAGAAACCGCCCCAGCCGATCGAAGTAATTATCCCTGAGGGTTGCGTTAGCGCTGTTATCGTCGCTGTTGCCTCAACTGTGGAAGAAGCTCGGAAGACTGTATGTAGGAAGGACGAGGAATAACATGGATCAAAAGAAAATGAAGCTATTTTTCTGGGATAATGTATTGCGCGTTTATGGAACGGGCATTATGGTTGCGGTCGCGCCGAATGTTGAAGAAGCACGCGCCGCGTTACTAAAGAAGGAGTACGACATACCACAAGACGACTTGAATCAAATTCCGCAAGAATTTGATTTGTCTGAATCCGTGGCTTTTCTCTGCTGGGGAAGCTCGTGACGATCTGGCTAACCAAACTCAATCTCTGGTTCGTTTGGGTTCAAAAATTCAATACCTAGAATACCAATTGGAGATCAACCCGAAAGCCTTCCACCTCAAGAACCGAAAGGCCGCGCTAGAATCCGAGAAGTTGAGGTATGAACTTGATTTGAGGTACTCATCGTGTCCCTAACAAACTTTCTAAGTAACTGTCGGTTTCTTCTTGGGGGTACTGCGCTGCGCCCCATGCTAATCGAGGTGCGATACCTTGCTTCGGAAGTAGATTATCTCGAACGGCAGATAGACCGCCTCTCCGAGCGGCATCTAGAACTGATCCAGTTGATGGGGCCGCTCCTTCGAGAGCAGATGGTGCAAAGTGAAGCCGCTTCGTCGCCGCCGACCTCGTCAAGGCCGGCATTCCTGCCTCCATTAGACTTACCGGGTGGAGGCCTCCCACCCGAAGTAACTGCCAAAGTGCAGAAGTGTTGGGAGAAGGCGCTGAACCCAGCATGGCAGAAGTTACCTCGGGAAGATTGCGAAGAACGTCCGTCATGTCCGCTCCGCGAGGACTCATTGTCGGTCGAAGGAGGTCTGTCAGCGCACTGCCTTCTTTGCTTAACGAAGCGGTAACGGCTTTTACTGGCACATCAAATCCTCGGGATTTGCTCATCAACTTCTTAGCCAGCGGGTTTTCACTTACCGTAGGTCCCACCACGTCGCGCCAGTACTCAGTCGCTTCCTTGTAAAGATTATGCGCGTTCTGATTCCCGGCATTTTTCTTCGCCCACATATCCATATCGCTGTCTATCGCGGTTTTTAGGTCACTCGCGTATTTCCGCGCCGCCGATATGTTGGTGTTGCCTACGTTGCCGGGGTTTTCCATCGCACGATCAAGGAATCGTAGCGTGCGATTGGTGGATACCCGCGCTTTGTGTAGGTTTTCCATGGACAGAGGGGTATTCCCCAATTGCGCCCGATCCATCCCTGCCATTGACGGCACATCGAAGCCGTACTTCTGCAACAGCGGCGCGGCTTCCTCGTAGCCATTACGGTTAATCGCCGTCACCATGTTTGCGGTGTATGTTGGTGTAGGCGGTTGCAGCCCTGATTGCGCGATAAATTCATCCACGCCGCGATATTTGGCCGATCCAAGGTCAAGGCGTTTCTGTACGGCAGCCGTCAATTCATCTTGGTACTTCCCGCCGCGCTGAAGAACCGATCCCTCAGGTAGATCGATACTCTTACCTAAAACATCGTCCAGCGCGGACGCGTGCTCTTGCATCCGCCGACCATACCTAGACAACGATCGCTCGATTTGTCCAATAGGAGAAGTCGGATCAAGTTGCCCGACAGACGGCGACGGAAGCCCGAGCCGCGCGGAAGCGGCGTCAGTACGCATTGCCGCCTCTCCTGCCGGGGTGTATTTTCCGCGAAGCGCGTTAAAACCTTTCCCGCCAAGCTGTAGCGCCTTTCCCATCGCAGCAACTTCCGCCGCCCCAGCCCCGCCGTGAAGCGCTGAACCGGCAAGTTCCGGCAGAATGCCCGACACTTTCTCGTTCCCCGGTTTCATGAATCCGGTAAGCGCCTCCATACCTACCTGAAACGGAAGCCGTGCCGGGGCAGCCATCGCCGGAAGAACTTTCGCGGCAAGCGATCCGGCGACACCCGAGGGATATTGATTTAGACGGTCAATCCCCGCTTTTCGCTCAGAACGTTCCGCGCCGATTTTTTGTCGCAGTTTATCCCCGGCTTCCCCCTCGGGGGCGAACATCAGTTGAACTTTTTCCTTTGCCCCACCCAGCAAATCGGCAAATTCCCCACCCGCGCTCGCCAAAGCCGTCTCCCACGGCGACATGGTTGCCGCCGGGTCTTCTGGTTGCTCCAGTTTCAATGCCGCGCCAGGACTCGCCGGGGCGGTTTCGTCGGGAGTTATTTCAGCAAAGTCGCTATCAGTCAGAATATCGTCGTCTTGTGCGGCCATGATCAATTCACCTTATTCCAACTATTGATAGCGTCTTCCTCGGTTCGATCCGGATATTTTTCCCGGTATTTCGCAAGGTACTGGGTTAAGCCGATAAAGTTGCTGCCCACTTTCTTGACCGACCCTTTCGCTTTTGTCATTATAGGTGAGCTTGTCCATACGTCGTCATAACCCTCAAACGATCCTGTAGCATTTTTGTGTTCAAGGCCGATTCTTTCCCGTAGTTTCAATTGCCTGGCGGTTTCCGTGACGTACGATTCTATGTACTTATTCGCCTCATCCGACATTCCGACGCTGGGGATTTGACTCTTTGCACGTTGGGCGTCGCCCTCCGTCTGTACGCCTTTTGCCGCCATCAAGATTTGATTTACCAACCCGGCGGTCAGCTTCTCCGCTTCTTGTGCGTTGGCGATACCCTTACTCAAATCGGAGCCAGGGGGCAACAACGAAAGCGCCCACTTCCCGCCGTCGCCCGCCATATACTCCTTCAGCTTACCCGCCTTCAACGCGGATTTCATCTGTCCGAGTTGATTGAAATCCTGCATAATCTTCCCAGTGTTTGTGAAGGCCGCAGCGGGTTTAGCTACATTTTCATCAAACAGCGCTGCGTAATTCTTGGCGGAGGCTTTTTCCGTTTCGGCTTTCCCTTCAAACTTGGCGACGTTATCGTAATTCAGCACCCTGCGCCCCACCGTAGGGACTTGCGCGCCGCCGTACTGCTTTTGCAGCTGATATAGACGTTGCATGGTATTCCTGTGGAGTTCCGGCGACGGATTTGCCTGAAGCCGATTCACCAGTCGGGCTATTTCCGCTTGTACGCCGTCCGGTAGCGCCTCCACACCCTGCGCCCCACCAAGGTCTAGTTGCCCCTCCTGTGGCATCCCGCCCATCTCTCCGGGCGGCATCCCTTGCGCCGGGATAGCTGGCCGCTGTTGAGCGCCAACGCCCAAGGTTTGGTTTGCGGGGGCAGCCGGTTGAGTTCCCGGCGCAGTTGCGCCTCTGATCGGATTCGGCTGCCTTGGTGCGGAACCAACCACTTGATCCGCATAGTTAGCGGCATACTCTTCCGGGTTCGGCATTCTCAACTCACCCGCACGCTTATACCCCTCAAGCTGCGCGGCTTGCCAGGCTTTAGACATAGTGGCGGGGATGAACTTTTCTTCCCCCGTTCCGGTATTCCAGCGATAAACCGAGCCATCGTCTAACGTTTTTGTTTGCCAAGTTCCACGATTCCCCGCCCGACTCTGCCCCAACAGCAACGCTTGCGCGTCCTTCCGGCGTTGCAGTACGTCTTCCAATTCAGCCTTTGCTGCCGCTTGCTCGCGGACAGCGACGGATTCGCGTTGAGATTGATTCCACGCCTTGAGCGCCTTCAAGCTGGAAGTGCCCGACACAAACGGGTCGGCGGGGTTATCGGACGAAAGCCCGGCCTCCAGCATCACCTCCCACGGCTGGCGCGTGTCTTTCCCGGCGTTGCGTATCGCGTTGGTGTAGTTGGATAGCGCCCCCTTCCGGTCGGTAGGCGTGGGGAGTTCGTCCGGCTGGTAGCCTTGCAGGGCTTGCATTGCCGCTGCGAGCGCCGGATTGTTGGCGCTGATTCCGGTAACGTCCTGGTCATCGTACGGCATAGTTATCTCCAATCAGTGGGGGTACGCGTGCGGCTCGTCTGGTACTGGTGCTGTCTCGGTAGTCCCGCCGGAACCACGCAGCGCCGCAAGTATTTGCGCCAGCGCATTCACACCATTCGAACCGCCGGATTGAGCCGGTGCCCCGCCACCCGCGTTGAACGCGGCGAGTATTTGCGAAATGTCATTCAGCGGACTGGTTTGTGAGGGATTATTCGCGGTTACTTGCGTATTTGCCCCCCTGTAAAGCGACGGGAATTGCGAAGCCATCGCACCAAGCCCCCCGAGCAGGCTGTACGGCGTGCTTAATTGCTTTTGCCAATCGTCGTATGCCGCCGTCAAACCTTGTTGTGTGTTCAACCGACCTTGCTCTTGCAACCCGTAGGCGTTAGTGAGGTCGTTCCACGTTTGCCCCTGTCCGGCCAGCGCGAGATTACCTTGCGTCTGGCCAAGCCCGGTTAGTCCGGCAGCTTGCGAGCCATACTGCCCGGCTTGCGAGCCGTAAATGCTCGCCGGAGTGGTTGCGTAAGTATTGCCGAGGTTTCCGAGTTGGCTCGACAGCGCCCCATACACGCTGGCTGGGGTTGCCGCCGCCGTGTTGCCGAGGTTCCCGTACTGCGACGCTTGCGCTCCGTAGATGTTTGACGGCGTAGCTGCGTAAGTATTACCTAAATTGGTTAGCTGTGTGGCTTGCGACCCATATACGCTCGACGGTGTAACGGCTTGGGTTGTGCCGAGATTCCCCATCGCTGTGCCGAGGTTCCCGTACTGATTCGCCTGAGTTAGTCCAAGCTGCCCCCAATTGAAATAGTCATTCGCCGCTTGGTTATATGCACTCAACCCCGCGTTGGCTTGCGCCCCAAGAATTTCCTGCTGTGTCTTACCAATTGCGTCCTGAGTGAAGTCGGCATTACGCGACGATCCGAATAAGCCGGAACCCGTAAAAGTCTGATTGATCCCCGGCAGGATGGTATTTGTTAGATTTTGATTGCCGAGCCGCGCGATCTCGTCCAGCACCCCGCCAAGGTACGGCGACAGATGCCTTTGCATTTCCGCTGGATCGTACGCACCAACGGCTTGCGTCATGCCCGCCGCCGTCCCCAGCATATCCGCCGACTGCCCCCACAAACTCTGCGCGGCAGGAAGCCCGGAACTTTGCAGGTTCGCCGCGTTTTGCGCCGCCGTCCAAGCGTCTTGCGCTTGGGGTAAGCCTGACGCTTGCATCGCGGTAGCCGCCGCGCTCTGATCCCACAATCCCTGCGCCGCAGGAAGCCCAGAAGTCGTACTATTAGCAGCGGTAGTTGCTTGCCCCCATAAGTCTTGCGCTTGTGGCAATCCCGATGTGACCTGATTCGACGCGGCAGTTGCTTGCCCCCACAGTGGGGCGGCAGAATTGACCGTGCCTTGCGCTTGCAAATAACTAGGCGACCATTGCCCGACGGCATCCATCCCGGACGCGGCCAAGGCTTGCTGGTCGGCGGTTTGCCCTGCAACTAGTGGCTGGTTGTACCAGTTGTTTGACAAGTTGGCGACGTTGGTCAGCGCTCCTGAAGTCGTATTACCGAATTGCTGCGCAAGTTGGTCGTACCAAGTAGGGGTCAGCGCCGCTTGCGTCGCCGTTGTCCCCGGCGTAGTTGAAATAGCGTCAGTCATTACTTTGCTCCTTTCAGGTACTGTTCCGGCTTCTTGGCCTTCGGCGGTATTTTGTGAGCGGGTGCGGCTCGCTTATGTTTCCGCACGTTTTCACGCATTCTGTCCAGCGCCGCCGCACCCGCCTCATTGTTGCCGTCGCCGAGCGCCGAAACGATATCTGCGTCCATCACGTATTCGCCATCGGAAAGCATCGCCGGAATCTTGTCCGCTTGCCCCGCCGATCCACCCTTGACGTAAGCCGACAACCCACCGCACGAACATCCGGAACCAACTCCACCGCCCTTCGCGCGCATCATCACTTGGCCAAGCGTCTTGCCTTGCCCCGGACTAGCGAAGGCGGCAGGGGTAAGCGCTGCGCTAAACGCCGGGGAACGTAGATTATTCAATGCCCCCTGTGCCGCATCCGCGTTGTTTTGCGCTCCTTGCCGGGACGCCAGATAGCTCAATAGCGCCGTCCCCGCGTTGATGTACGGGTTTGCCGCTTCCGCGCCCCCCTCGCCAAGAAACTGTTTCATTAGCTGCTGTAATACGGAGCCGGTTGCAGCCGTCTTTCCCGCCGCGCCGGTTCCGGTTGATTTGCCCCTGGCTCCACCGGCAATCCCGTTTCCAGTGGCTACCCGCTGCGTGTCGGCGATCCCACCTGTCCATTGAATCACGTCTTGCAATGGGTCCCAGATTGTGGAGCCGAATTGGTCAGTGTAATTGCCGCCAGACATGTCGATGTCAGGAAACAAACTCCAATCCACCTCAGAACCATTCACATATTGATCTTGTCCAGGTGCATACGGAAACATGTCCTCGTACGCGGGGTTGTTGTCTATACCGTAATATAGATAGTCCTCTGGCGTATCGTTCTGGAAGTAGCTATCTATATCGCCAAACAAATCATCGTAACCGCCGCTCATGTTCGTACCCCCCGCGTCTGCCGTCCCGTTGTAGGGTTGGCTGTAAATTGAATCCTGCCATTGCGGATCAAAGCTTGAAGTCGCGGCGTCCGCCGTTGCGCCATCACCGCTGAATAGGTTTGTCGCCCAATCAACCCCGCTATCTATGTAGGGAGCCGCGAAGTTGTTTGCCCCAGCGGTAAGCGCGCTGGTGAGCGCAGCGTCGGTATTGCCACCCGACTTTATCAATGAACCGGTTCCGGATTTTGCCGCCCCGAGGATTGCTGGGTCGGTGATTCCCGCAGCCTTCAACTGATCCACTGCGTAATTGGAGCCGTAATTCCCCGCTCCGGTCATAAGCCCCGCCGTCAGAGCTTGCGACAAATCCGCGCCGCCCAACCCGGCCAACCCCGCCGAGGCTACCCCGGAGGTCAAAGCCGAAACGCCCTGCGAGCCTAATGCGCTGGCGAGTTCCGGCGACATCGCGCTAATGCCGGAACCGACATACTGATTCAACCCGCCCATTACGGCGTTGCCGATTGGCGCGAAACCCAGCGCCCCTCCTACGGCTTGCCCCCAATTCCCGTTCTGCACCCCGGAGGCGACGTTTAGTCCCGCCGAAGCCATCGCCGCGAAAGGCTGAATCGGGCTAGGGATAATCGAGGCCAGCGTCAATAGCCCCTGCCCAACCGGTCCGAGCGCCCCCATGATGCCACCGTTGAGGTCGGCTTCATTACGGTAGGAATCTACTGACTTGGTTGCGAAGTTTGGGTCATTAATTAGCGTGGGGTCAATCAGGAAACCGGATTTCCCGGTAGTTGGATCGGTGTAAGCGGTTGTGTTTTCCTTTGCCCAATTCGGATCAACCCAATCTTGAATCAGGAAACTTTCACGACGATCGTTACCTGTATATAGTCTCGGATCAAAATTCTCGTAGAACACTTTTCCATCGACCAGCCCGAGCGCTTCCGCATGCGGGTCGTACCCGTAGTACCCCTCATATCCTGGGGCTTCATCCAACCCCAACTTTTTGTACTGATCCATCGGATTCGGCGCGATGGGGGCTGCGGACCATTGCCCGTTGGTGTTGATAAGCGGATCGAACTGCTGTACGCCCGTCTTGGTGGCCGCAGAGAAAGTTAAGGGTGAGGGTGTAACTGGTGCATTGGTCGCGCCGGTCGGAGGCGCGAGAGCGGCAAACTGTTGAGGATTAAAGTTTCCAAAGTTGAACATTATGACCTCACATCACCAGGCTCGGTGTGAAGAATTACCCGCCCCATTTCATAATGTCCGCCGACAGTATTTGAGCTAAATTTTAACCTAATTTCACGCCGTTGTTCCCTCATATCAATTTTTTCTGTTGATTCGTTGAACACGTAAGGGTCTGATTCTCTAGTAGTTGCGTGCGCGAATTCCTTACCGCTTACCGTTACGCTCATGTCTCCGTCTTGAATGAAATCCGGCTCGATCCGGATAAGTCGTGTCCAGCGATTCAAGCCCGTTATATCGTTCTGCGCCGCGCCGCCTGTGGGCAAGCCAAAATCTGCCGTGGTGAAATAGCTCTCAATGGAAGTCACCGCATCCCCGACGATCTTGTCTTTCCCTTTTTCGTGAGAGTACAGCGCGTAAAGGTAGGCGACGGAATCCACCGTGGCAGTCGCCGCTGTTTCTGTATCGGTGACGCCCTCGGTAGCGGAATAAACCAGACTTGCGTTATCCAGCATCACTTGATAATCGCTTCCGGAGATATTCACTACGGTGCCGCTAACTCCGGAACTCGCCCCAACCAATTCATCTCCGACGTTGATCGTGCCCGCCACTGCGGAAAGATCAAGCGACACCTTCGCGGAAGTCTCATTCCCGGCCATCACCGGATAGCGGAATACCTGCGAGTAATAGCCAGCCGCCCTCGGGCATGCCAGGTCGTACCAAGTCTGTTCGCGCACGTTGTAGATCACCGCGTGGGTGCATTCTTCGGCGTTTCCGAAGGGGAAGAACCACCAGATTTCTCCAAAACGCGGCACCTTCATCGCCCAAACCTTCTGACGCTGCGCATAGTTCATGTTGTCGAAGAACCAATTGATATTCATCTGGTTCGGGAGTTCCCGCACCGTTCCGCCGTCGCAAAACAGGAAGCGGTCAATACCTACCCAATAATAAATACCATCATATTCAAGAATGCTGTTTTGACTAAGTACCGAGGTTTGCGCGCTCAAGTGAGAGAAACGGAACAGACTTTGCCCGCCAGAGTAATCCATACGAATGACGGAATCCAGCGACCACAACAGCGCCGCGGGGCCGGAACCCGAGCGCAGGGTAAGCCCTTTCACCAGCTTTGCGCCGGTGATTCGGCCATCGCCTGCCTCTCCGCTGGTCAATACTGTTGGCTGATTCACATCACTCCATTGGATGTAGCCGTCAGAACCGATGTAAAACGCATAGGGCGGTACGCAAAACACTCCGCCAGAAACCCCGTTGCCCGTTGGGCCGGTGCCGGTGATGGCGACGAAAGCGCTGTCCCCGGACGCATCACCATAGTAGGTGTCAAATTGCGTCGTCGAGTCAATATTCGTCATGGAGTTGGAGGCATGCGCCAATACCGCCGTGGTACTACCTCCCGCGTTGTAAAGCGTGCTCACGCTCCAAATATAGTTGTCATCCTCAGTGAATCCAGCCGGGGAGCGGTTGATAATTGAAGAACCTAGCCCGTTGTTATCCACGAGCAACATTTCGATCTTCGACGGCGAGAAAGTATAAATCGCGTTCATATCACTTCGCGACCACACCAAGCACTCCCGCACCGGGCCGGTAAGCGCGTCGGAGATTTGCTGATACCCGCCGATCTTCTTCGGGCGGCCACGTTGGAAGCGTACCCATTGGCCATCAGAGAATTGATCGCCGTCTAGCGCGGTGCCGTCCCGCTTGATGCCGGGAAGCGTATTGACTTGGTAGAGTTGCTTTATTTCCGCCATCAAATCACCTGCTCATGCCAATTTAACAACGAAGTCACGTTTGACGTGCCGGTAAATGCCGTGCAAACCAGCGAGAAGGCGGTCTGCGTTGCGGTCAGCGCGTCGATCTGCGACAACACCAGCGGCGAGCGTATATCTGCTTCATTCGCCGACACTTCGGCCTGAGTCCCAGTTCCGGCAGTCACGAAAAAGCACTTGACGGTAACTCCACCCGCGATAGCCGTGGCAGCCACGTCATAATCTACGGTCGAAACCGCGACAGCGGCTGTGCCCGTTCCCGCGCCCGCGCCAGTTGCCGTGAATTGTAATCCGACCGTGTTTGATGCCGCGCCGATCAGGGTGTAATTCGTGGTGCCGACCGTCAATATGAAATAAGATTGCCCGGTCACAAAAGCGCCTGCCGTAACTCTCGGGCCAGCGGTCAGCCAACTTGCGCCGGTAAGTGTTCCGCCGACCACAAATTCCACTAGCGAATCGTTCGTGGTCGCGCGAAGGGTGGCTTCAATTTCTTCAATATGCGCCCGGTTTGTTTTCCCGTTGTACGTTGCCTTCGGGCGGATGGACAACACCGGGCGGCGCGTAGTGACGGCAATAGTGTTGATGCCGACCGGCGCACTGTTCGGGAACCCCCTCGCCTCCGCCCCCCCGAAGGACTGCACAGAACAGCATTCAAAGTACGCCGTGCCGCCGGTACTGGTTCTAGTCGTTTCCAGATAAACGCCGTTGGCGGAATCAAAGTACCCGAAACGAAACGCCGTGGAGCTTGCCCCCGTGCGACCCTCGACACGTACAGGTAGGTTATAGGCTTGCATCGTCGGGACGGATTGGTTGTTCGCAATATCAATATAATGCGCCCAACAAACTATTCCATCAACATCAAACCCAACGCGGATGCGCCCCGCGTAAAGCATCTGCGCGTCAATCACCAAGATTTGAATCTTGGTAAAGTCAATCGTTACTCCGGAAGGGCCGGTGCCGTTGAATTTATCCACACCCCAACTAGCTTGCGCGATGGAAGTATTCACCACCGATCCGGAAGTCGAAGAGCGCCACACAATCGCCGCCGTCGCGCTCGCACCCGCCGCAAATACTCCAGTTATGTACGTTCGGTGCCCCTTACCAGGGATATAACGGACATACTGACGGGATTGCAGGACGGCGTAGTGGGTATCCGTTGCGCTTACCGTGATTGGCGTAAGCCCTGTATTAACGCTACGTGGCCCGACAGTATTGCCGCCAGAAGTGACGGTTCCGTTGGTGTGCCCAATGGCTAGCGAGCCATTGGCCGTCGCATCCCATACCCGTAGCGTGTCGAGGCCGTATTCCTGCTGGGCGTCAAACAGCGTTCGCGGTTCGGCAACGGGCAAGTTACCAAAGGCATCCAAGCCGCGATCATCAAACCCTAGCGCCGAAACGTCGATATAGCTCATAGCGCGATATACCCGCCGGTAACTGACTTAAGACGCAAGGCATCGTATTGATTACGAATTATAACCCCGGTAGCGCTACCTAAAATGGTATCCGGCGCGGTTGGGACTACGTACAACACGTTCGCCGCTTCCGCTTTTACCGGCTCAAATTCCTTACCGCCCTTGGCTAAGGGGAGCGTTACCGTAACATTGCCCGCCGATGTATCGACCAGGATAATGTCATCTTGTGGGGTTGCTGTGTAGTTTCCCGTTTGCGTTCCGACGTTCGTCACACTTTGCATCTGCTCAAGCGTCAAATGTGTTGGAGTGCGGTCCTCCAAATGAAAATGCAATCGCGTATCGCCGCCGCCTATCAGTTCCTGCGCGGAGCGTTCGTCAATCACATCAATCATTTTGCCGCCCGTTCAAGCAGCGCTTGCTGGTTGGCGCGGCTGCCGTGGCTGCTGCCGTAGTAGAACCCGCACATCATCGTCCATGCCGTGCCGAGCGATCCGAGCATGACCAGAAGCGGTTCTGAGGGTCGGATTTCTTCGAGTACCATGGTGATAAGTATCCCGAAGAATCCAATAGTGATAACCATCGCAAGGACACCCGGAACCCATGACCCTGTGGAGACTTGCATACCACGTGCCGAGGCTCGATCACCAGCGTCCAATTCTTCACGTTTCACCCCTAGCTCTTCGAGTTTCAATGCGAGATTGTGTTCAGCTTGCTTGATGGCGATGAGTTGATCGCCCGTGAGTTGCTGGGATTTGAAAGCAGCAGCCATCTTTTCTTGCGTTGGCGCATCGATTCCGAGGGCCGATCCAAGAGCCTCCACCGCCATTCCAGCGAACGGGCCGCCAAGTATAGCCGCCGCAGTAGGGGCGAGTTTTCGTAGAGCATCTTTGAAGTCCATTAGAAATTCTCCTCGTAAAACTTCCGGATCACTTCTTGGAGTTGTTTCACGTCAAACATCCCGCCCTCGCCCGCGCCAGGGCCTTCAGCACGCTCAAGCCAAACGCGCTCCGTGCCTTTGATTGGCGCGACGAAGAAGTCCCCCACTTGAACCCACGGCCCGCGAACTTCAGTCATATCAGCAAACCTCCAAGGTAATCACTTCGCCGTGATCCTCTGCTTGTTGCATCAACTCGAATAGCTGCGAGTAATGCTGCCGAGATTTTGGGATGAAGTCGTTATTCAGCGGTTTCCCACCAACCAATATACAGCCCTCCGTATCCTTCGACGTATTGCCGGGGTGGATACGGATACCCATAAATCCAGGCACTTTAAGAACATGCGGCATAGCACACTTGAAACGCTGGGAATAGTCAATGACGACATCGTATTTCCCTTTCGGAATCGCGGTTTTTCCGAGCACCTTGGCTTCCGGGGAAGTCTCCAGCGCCCGGTCTTTATCTTCCAACGTCCAGCAAAAATGCGCACCATTGATGGATAGATCTCCGATTGTAGAAACCTCCCCGTAGCCGGTGCGTTCTAGTTTGAGTTTCATGCGTTGCACGCCTTACAATCATCTTTGCCGACTTTGGTATCTACCTTAGCTTCTATCCTGTCCAACTTGCTGAATAGCGCCGTAGTGAGCTTTTCCATATCGTCCCGCTTCACGTACATCCCGGCCACCAATACCTCGATAGCTTGAACTTTATTGGTCAGAGACTCATCCGCCTGACGTAACTCGCGTAACGAATCCCACATCACCTTCATCCAAAACCCGCCTAAAAACCCAGCAATCGCCAGCGCCGCGTTGATCAAGTGTTGTGGTTCCATTGCGGTAAAACTCCCTTTGGTGGTGAAATCTTGCATGGTTGGCTCGCATCAGAAATTGCATCCGAAAAAGATGCTGCCGTTTTGCGCGACGGTAGTCCCAAACGCGATAGACAACGCCTCCATCGTAGTTCCGGACGACGTTTTGGTAATCGTTCCGGTCTTGGATGTTCCGGTGAAAGTGTCGTCCGAATACCAAATAGATGTGTATTCAGTCCCCGAGTTGTTCAGAATGTTGGTGTAACCCGTAAGCGCGTATGTTCCACCTACGTCCGCTCCATGAACCGCAAGGGAGAAAACCGACGCGGAAACTGCCTCAAGCGAAGCCGTGCCGAGCGGTAGCGAAGTCCCATTTACCGAAGCCCAAGTACTGAACGCCGGAGTCATAATCGCACCGCGAACGGCGAACAGCAAGGCAACGCCATCCTCGGAAGCGTCGAACACCACACTCGCCCCCGTTTCGCCGCCCGTCGCAATTTTGTAGTAGAAGTTGCCTTGCGGGTCTTGACCGGTTTGTGTGGTTCCGGCAGTGAATCCGGCGGGTGGTGTGATGACCGTATTGGTGTTCGAATTGATTAACGCGAAAACCAACACATCCCCGGCAGATACCGCTTTGTTGAAAGTACCCGTCCAAGTGCTAACCGCGCCCGTGTTGTAACTAGTTTCGTTCAGGTCGTTGATGTAGATTGTCGAGTTGGCGGTACTGCTGACTAGCCGGATTGTTGAAGTTGATTTGGCCGTGGAAGTAATTGGATTCACGCCGTCCGTGCATTCAAATGTGCCCAGGGCTTCGAGATATTCGGTAGTACCTGATCGTTGTGACATGCACCCGCCAACGTCGGGTGTAGCACCGCCGAGTATATCATCGATAATCGTATATCCCGAGGGGGCTGTCCAAACGTTTACGCTATCCGAGGGGGTTTTCAATACACAAGTGCGTAAAAATAGCGAGTCGCTTGGCCGGATCGCGCTGGTGTCATTTAGCGACGGGCAGTCGTATGACCCGGTGCCCGTTGAATAAGTTACGTTGGCGATTGTGGTTCCAGAGATCGCCATAGATGCCCCATGGACTTCCGCTCCAGATATGTTTATGTTCAATACGACGATATCTCCATCTTCATTACCGACGGCGGTTTTATAAAACCAAATCTGCCGCGCGGGGGAGGTAATATCAAACAATTCTGTAAAACCCGTCAGATTAATGTTGGCGGACAATGAATTACAAGCAATACAGACTAATATGAGATCGTTCGCGGAAATCGTATTGGGCATCGTAATGTCGCGGGTAGTCCCCGTCCCGAGACCGCTGTCCCAAATAATAGAACTTCGGATGCTAGGTGCGGTCATACTTGATTCGTCCCCATAGCGAAGTAGCTCGATCCGTCATACCAGAAGTTGATGATCGCCTTCTTGTTGTTCGAGGCCGTCCAAGTCGAACCCATCCAAATGACGGTGCCGGGCCAAGTGAAAGTCCGCGCCGTGCTGGTGCCGTCGGAATCAATCACCAACTGCAAGTGACACGGGCCGGGGGGTGCGGTGAAAGTATAGGTAATGTTGCCCGTAGGTTCGGTTTGCTTCTGGTTTTGGGCGGAAGTCCAATCCACCGTGATCGCGCCGGTAGTCGTGGCAATGGTGGTCTGGCTGTTGAACGTAGCCGTCTTGAACCCGGTAACGGCGGTATTGGCTAGCGCCGGAACCAGATAATCCGTGTTCGCGGTTGCCGCGGTAAGCGCATTCGCGCCGTTGCCCTTCGCTATCCCCACTATCGTTCCGATAGGTGCTTGGTAATCGGTGCCCGCTGCCGCCGTCCCCCACACCCCCGCCGCGACCTTCGGAATACCCGTAACGGCGCTGGAGTCCCAATTGGTGCCGCCGTATGCCGCCCCAATTTTCGTGCCGTTCCAAGCCCCGGAAGTGACCGTACCGAGCACTACGTTGCCGAGGGTTGAATTACCAGCGGTCAGCGTGCCGGATAGCACCGTGGAGGCAGCAGATATGGTCGTTACCGCGCCGTCCATCGTGATTTGCGCGGTGCCGTTCGTGGTGATCCCCATCCCCGTAGCGCCGTACTTGTACAGGCCGGTATTGGTTTGGGTGGCGAAGTTCAGCGAAGGGGCGGCAGCGGAACCATTGACCAGCGATACAGACGAAGTAGCCGCCACGGATTGCGCGGAATACACGTTGGTGGCGTCCGAAATGGCGATCAGTCGCGCCGATTGCGCTAGCGTTACGCCCGTGCCTAATGCGGTTTCAACGGTCACGCTGACCGCCGTACTGAGCGAATTCAACAGGTAATACACCGCCACTACATCGGGCACGACTACCGTTACCGAAGCTGCCGGATTGCCGATGAAAGTCAGTAGCTTGTTTGACGCCTCGGACGATGTGAGCGTGAATGTACCCCCGCCTGATAGGTCTTTGACCAGCTGCGTGAAGTTGTAAATGATCGATCGACCATACCCGACGGAGTACCAAGCATCTCCACCGCAAAAGGCGAGAATCGATTCGCCCGGCTGAATGTCCAGGGTGAGTGCGCCGTCAATCGTTTCGGCGGCATTCGGCGCGATGGTCAGGGTTCCCGTGCCGCTGTTGCGCAGCAGGAAGAAGAAGTTATCCCCGAGCGTTGCTACGGCGGTGAGCGGCAGCGTTTCCGTGCCGCCCGTGTAGTTGAATACTGTTGCGCGGTGCGGTGCGTCGATAGTTACCGGCGTTCCGGAACTCAGAACGGGATGCGCCTGGTTCAGCGTTGCGCCGGAAGCGATGATTCCATAGCCCACCAGCGAAGCCGCATCCACGCTTGAAGTGCCGACGCCATAGGCAATGACGCCATACGTGCCCGCTTCCGTGGAATTGCTGGTCAGGTAGAAATAGCTGGCCGCGCCCACCGTTACCGTGGCAACCGGCGTTCCGCCCGCGTCGTTGAATACCACGCTCTCCGCGCCGACGTTGCGAATCAGGAAATCCTCACCCGTCGAGACTTGCCGCGCGTCCGGAAGCGTGATAACCAACCCGGCAGCCGTCGCCGTCAGGTTGATGATCTTGGATAACGACGTGCCGCCCGACGAGTTGTACGGCCAGACTACCGTCGTGTTGGCGGAAATGCTGAGCGCCTGATAGCCATATTCCGACGGCGGGACTGTGTCTGAACCATAAACCTCTGTATATGTCGTCATTTAAGCCCTCACTGCTGCGGCGTCCGGGCGTTGGCGGCGCTCATCTTCGTTCGTGAGCATCATCAAGGCGCGGTCGTAAAACTTCTCGAATTCTGGTATGCGTTCGGGCAACTTCAAGAATGGCTGGCATTCCAGCAGTGTTGCGTACAGCAACAGCTGCGGCGCGTATTGCGTCGTCCATGAGGTTTGCTGTGCGGAACTCAACGGTTCCGGGCGCTCGTGATATTGTATTTCCGCCGCGTAGTTGCTCGCGGGGGTCGGCGCGATGAACCAATGCTCATAATCCGCGTCGCTGTAATATCGCGAGATTCCGGTAGCCGCTGCGGGGTTGAATGCGCGGCAGTACTGGTACGACCGGGCTTGCAGGAATACCAGCGAACCCGAAACCGTTACGGCAAAGCTCTTCGTCTCGCGCCAGCGGATCGGCTTTACCAAAGACGCACCGTTAAGCGTGGTCGAAACTACGCGGAGAAAGCCAAGCCCGCGAGCCTCCATCGCAATCCGGTTTTCCGCCATTGCGATAAAACTCGGAATCTGATCGGTGAATGGCGCGTCGTCGCGCTCGGCATAGCTAGTGATATCATTCACCAAGCTATCGTAAGTCATCGCGGCTGTCATGTCTACTCCAACGGCTCATCCGGGCGAGGCCGGACGACGGTAATGTCTTCGGGGATGCGAGCAGGCAATCTCCAGGGATCGTACATATCGCAGCAATCTTTATGCACCATCAGCCCGTTGTTTGGGTCTTTGACCCTATCCCCGGCGTACATCTTGGCGTTGCAGCGCTCGCAGACGGCAAGCGCCATCGTGCCGCCGACAGATCGCACCGGGAGATAGTGACTAGACATTTCCGCCTTGACCTTGACCTTGGCGAATGCGCGAACTCAACCGGCGCAGTAGCGCATTCAATCCACCTTGCTGCCCGCCCATTTGCCCGCCATTGCGTGGCTGTCCACCAATTTGCGGGGGCATTGTGTTGGGGGCAATACTAGGAAACGTCGGAAAGGTTCCCGTCGGGGCGGGCTGCTGACCGGGCATGCGCGGTGCCAATTGGCGCATCAAGCTTTGCACAAACGCATTCATGTCCGTATTCGGCGCTACGGCGGGTTGCTGCGTCATTTTCTGTAAGGCCGCGTCCATATCCGCCGAGCTTGGCGCGGTCGTCGTGGGGGGGTAAGTCGGCATATTTGGAGCGGAAGTCCATGGGGATAAAAATTGGAATTCCGGATAGGGGGATGGCATGCTAGGCGGGGGCATCGAAGATTCGGGCGTCTTCAAAAACTGATTAAGCGGTGCGCCAGATATGCCGCCCGATATGTCGCCCGAGCCAGGCATATTTGGAGCGGAAGGCGTTGGGGAGTAGTAGGTTCCCCATAAGTCCGGCATGTTAGGCGGGGGCATCGGAGATCCGGGGGGGGGGAGGGATTGCAAAAACTGAGTAAGCTCATCATTCATGATAATTACCTCGTGTATCCGCGAATCTGCGGAGTCATAAACAACGTTGCGCCGTCGCTTTCGTCGTAGCCCGCTTCCAGTGTGTATTTCTCGGACATTTGGACAACTAGCGGGATATGCGCGGGGTCAACTTCTTCAAGCTCGAAACACAGGCGCGAAGCCAACTGCCACACAATCGCCTCGAACCAGCGTTGAGGAATTTCGAGGGTTTGGATCAACGTGCCGACATCCTGCACTTGACGATGAATGAACATCGATAGGTGCTGGTAATCAACGTCCGGCACCGGCCAGATCGTTACTTGCGGCGTCAGCAGCTTTTCGTAGTAATAGTTCGTGCTCGGATGCGAACGCTGACCTTTGTTGTTAATCAGCGTCCAGGTGTCGCGGTTCCATTGCATAACCGGCAAATCGTAAATCCGGGAGGCCAGATAGAATTCCGTGACCGTTATCGCGTTGGTGAAAGATACCCGGAAATAGGTATCAGTAACCTGCGGGTCAAGATCGAACCAGTACCAAGTGTTCGCCGTCCAATCGGTTTTGGTTTTCGTGTAGGAGGTCGTCCAAGTCGCGCCGTCCGCCGAACTTTCCAGCACCAGCGTGTCGCTTGCGGTGACTGCCGACAGTTTGACGCCGAATCGTACGATGGTAGTCGAGTCGGCTAGTTCCGTGGTAAAACTTGTCGCCGTGTCGCTGTCCGTGCCTTCTTCGCGCGTGGGCGTGGAGTAGATCAAATTCAGCAGGTCGATCGTTCCGGTCGGGCAGGGATAAACCGTTTGGCCGATTTCGCACCCGACGATCTGCTTTTCGATTGCCCATAGATTCAGGCCGAGATTGCCGGATGCCGATAGCAGCAAATACAGACAGTTTTGCGCAATCTGGATCTTCTCGGGGGTCTGCCGGGACGGATGCACGCGGCACCGCCGGAATGCCGTTTCGATAACGGTGGCGGTGTCGAATGCGGTTTGGGCGACGGTTCCGGACGTCGTCATATTGTCGCCCCCTTACTTCTCTAGACCTTGGATCAGCGTCCCCGTAACGGTACCTGAAGTCCAGGCAGTAATCGCCAACCGCGATCCCCGTACAGCATTCGTCATGGAGTAGTTGAATGCCGCGCTTTTCCCGGTAACGGTCGCGTCATCGAACCACGTTTTAGCAGAACTTACAGTCTGCGACGCATCGAATACGTCATCGTACGTGTGCTGTAGTTTATAAGTCGCCGTGCCGGTTTGGGTGAAGCCATACCCCATACTCGCCACGGAATTGATGTAATCACAAATAAACGTCGAACTCACGGCCAAAGCGGTATTTCCGGCGATAACGTCGGTGCCCACTGCGGCGCTTGCAGCAATTTGCGTCACGGTAAGCCAATACTTCGTGGTTGTGACGGTATTGTTGTTCGGCCCGGCGATGGTCTCGGTCTGCAAATGCCCGTCCGCGTCGGTGCCGTACCAAGTGAAATTGACCCCGCTTAGATTCGCCACAGCGACGGTAAGCGAACCTTGTTGCGCGCTGGCGAAGCCGGTTCCGGCAAGTGCCGTGAGCGTCAAGTTTCCCGCGCCCGCAAGCTGTTGGGCTTCCGCGAGGCTGTTCGTGTCCGCCGCTACCGGAGCTACTGTTTTTTGAACTGGACGCATAATGAACTCCTAAAAACAGGGGCCGAAGCCCCCGCCCAATCAGCGCTCCTGAACCGCCAGGATGTAATCGATGTCCAACGTCTTCGCTACAGCCTCACCATTCTTGATACCGAAGCTGACAGTCAGCGGGGCATCGGGAAGGTAAGTAGTCAGCGTGGTTGTGAGGTCGATGGTTTGCGTATAAACATCATCCTTGTACAGCCGGATATACCGCGAGCCATCAAACTCAAAGCCGAAGGACGTTTGCGTCGCTACTGTCAGCGTAGAACTGGTCGTGGTAGTGAGCTGACCCGTGGTTGCGTTCTTCTGTACGTAGAAGCCGATGTCCTGCGTGCCGTCTTCCGACATGAAGAAGATGCCGTCGGTAACACCATCGCCCGCCGTGGAACTGAGCGGATCGGTATCGGTAATCATCAGCCCGGCGTACCATTCGGTCTGCGCGATGGATGTGGCGTTGGCGTTGGCATCCGTGATCGCTAATTTGATCTTGAACGCGCACCGCTTGCCGGAGGCCATCAGGAACGATTCGCTTTTGTGTTGCGCGAAAATCAAATCGTTGTCTGCCGCGTCCGTAATCAGCCGCAGAATACCGCCGCCAGAACCTGCGCCCGTGAGATACGACGAAGCCGCATCCCCCGCGCCCGCCTCGGTTACAGTGATCGTCCAGGAACTATTGGACGCCGCAGCGAGACCGGAAGCGGCTACCGGGAAGCTGTTGTTGCTCGCAAAATCATCGAAAAAGGTGATGTGCCGCAGCGGGTTCAACAGCGCCAAATCGCCGCCGAAAGAACCCTCCGAAACATCATTCACCCCGTTAGGAGTTCGCGTTACTAGGTTGTTACCCATGATCTATTCCTTTCAAGAAAAAAGAGCCTCCCCCGAAGGGGAGGGAAGGGAGGAGATCAGGTGCCCGGGGTGCCATAAACGGCACGCCAGTCAGTCCATCCGGAGCCGAAGCGCATAGTGCTCTTATAACGGACGCTGTCCGTTTCAAAGTCGCCTTCCATGCCCTTTTCGACCTTACGACGCCACAGGGTCTTCAAGCCCTCCTGCACGTCGGTCTGCACAAACCACGCAGTACCCGAAGTAAGACGCGACAGCGTAACGATCTCGCTGAGCATGCCCATCGACTTGACTGGATTAAGGTCGTTGTTGTTGGTGCCCGCACGGAGAATGCTGTTAATCAGCACTTCGGCTTGCAGCATGTTGCCGGGGGCAACAACCAACTTCTTCGGCTGAACGCGAATCTTCTTGCCGCGAGGATCTTCCGCTTGACGAATCTGGATAACCATCTGCTCCAGAGAAGTCTGCGAAAGTGCCGCCGAAGTCGTCAGCAGGTTGCTACGCGAGGCCGCGCCAGAAGCGCCGCCGATAGCGTCGGTATGCGCCGCCGAACACAGGATCACGCCGTCGCCGCCGTTGTAGCCGGAGGTAAAGGCGCGATTCAGATGGTTGGCATGCACCGTTTCTTCGGTTTCCGTCATCGACTGCGCGAGGTGCTTGGAGTAAGTGCTGCCCAAGCGAACGTGATCGCCGTCTTCGACAAGCACCTTGGTTAGCGCGAACGCCAGACCATACACGGTGTATTGATAGCGCTTGACGAAAAGCTGACCGCCTTGGTCGTAAGTGACCGGCATGCCGTCAGGTAGTTCCGGCGCGGCACCAAAGCCGTACAGCATCGGCTCTTCGTGGTAGGAGCGGGCAATCCCCGTTTCCTGCTTGAAGAGCTTTTTGTACTCGTCGGCGCGTTGGTCATAAACGCCGTCATACACCGAATTCAAAATCGGCTCGACGACGTTGCGGAAGTCAGTCGAGCGCAAAATAGTTCCAGCCATAATATTACCTTTTACCTTTCTTTCGAGTAATTCCGAACTTCCACCCGACGGTAGGAAGCAACGGCACTCGTATGCAAGAAGTTTTAATTCCGTCTGTAATATAGATTCGCCCTTTACGGGCTTTACCAACAACAGAAGGTTTCACGTTTGTCGCTGTTCCAGTAAGCCCACAAACCCACTTATCTGCAAGATACAAGTCAAGATCAGAAACGCGGATACGCTTAACTGATCCATTTTTGTTCACGAGTTTTGTTCCTAGATTTGCTCCCATCTTAGCCCTAGCCTCATCCGTATGCTTACGCCCGCGCCAAGGCGTTGTTTTACGCAACGTCTCGGCTATTTTAGCGGCATGCTCGGCTGATTTTGCAACACCTTTGGTTGGTGATTGACGGCCTTTCATCAAACTAGAATGATATTCTTTCCATTCTGTCGTATGTTTATAACCGCTAACCCCATCCCCGCCGGATGTTTTATTAGCTAAGGATACCCCCATTCTCGTCAAGCGCTTTATAAGTCCAACTTCTAACTCTAGCGCGATTTTTTCTGACGAACAGGGGATTGTCGAAATACGGATATTTTCACATCCGTACTTTTCAACAATGTTTCGATGATGTGGATTTGATCTATTTAATTCTCGTGCGCGCTTACCCTTACCCTTACCAACGTAGAAAATACTTAAAGCCGTATCGCCTGTCGGTCTAGCGTGAAGATATGCGTAATATTGCATAGCGTGGGGCTTGACTGATTAAACCACAGCGCCGTTAGCGGCAAGCTGGAGCTGGTTGATCTGAACGAGTAGCTGGGGATACGGGTTGGTGGTCGCGTTGTAGATTTCGTTATTCACGAAGCCCAGAACACGCACACAGGCCGTAGCGCCATTACCCACCGGAGCGGCAGTAACCGAATTGCCGGACAGACCGGTATTGGTCGAACCCGTACCAGCGGCGATATCAACTTGATCGCCAATACCGGCTTGTACCCACGAAGCGGCATTCGCGGTCACACCGACGCGATAAACGGTCGCAGGATCGTCATACACGTAAGCGGTGATCTGCGAACCACTCAGCACGGCAGTGGAAGCGGGCCAGTAGGGGGACTCAACAGGCTTGCCTGTCGGGTCGATGTACTCGCACCCAGCGAAAACGCCGAGGCAAGCCGAAGAACCGTCACTGATTTCGATGGTGCCGTTGTTTCCGGTGTCGAGCTCAACGAGGTCGCCCTTAAAAATCGAGGTGGCGTATCCTGTGCCGGAGTTGTTGAGGATGTTGTAACGATTTGCGCGGGACTGACCGGACGGATGGTACGCCGGGATCAGCCCATACGCTTGCGAGGTAGTACTCATGATTGAGGTTCCTTAAGCGAAATGTGGAGTGCGGGCAAGACTCTTGCCCAGTTCATTGAAGCCTCCCTCAACCGTTCCCAGCTTTCGCCCCTCGGAATCCACATCGCGCATGCTGTTCTCGATGTTGTCGCGGATAGTCTGCTCTTGTTCCAGCGGAATATCGTAGTGATAAATCGTCATCAAATCCTGATAAACCTGATTCGGGATTTTGAAGAGGATCATCTCATTGCACGCGATACAGCCATCGAATTGTCCGCCGTTGATCGTATAGTGATCGAAGCCAGGAACTTCTGAGGCTTTAACGGGGGTGTAACCCATTTGAATGCGCTTGTGAATCGGGTCAGTGCTATTGGTCGTTGATACCCAGCACTGATGAAAACCGGGGATTTCTGGAGATTTGGGGAGTACTTCCTGTACCCATTCTTGCCGCATCAAGCGTCGCCGCTGTTCGGCTGAAAGGGCTGTTCCGTCCTGTACGCGATCCGCATCCGCGTTGTCACGAGGGCCACGAGTTTCACCGCCCGAATTCTTCTTAAGGCGCGCATCGCCAAATTTGTCGTCGGTGGTCATCTCAGTTAGCTCCTTGTGTACGATCATACGTTTGGTAATATTTAATCATCTTCGCGCGTTCGCTGGGGTCATCCCACACCCCCGAATCTTTCATCGCCTGTACCCGCTCGGGGGAAAGTTTGTAGCCGGTTGATTTTGCTCCGACTGATTCCCGCCCTGAACCGGCGACAGGCGACCGCATTTGCGATTGAGATTGCCTATTACCTTGCGAATTATTATAGCTTGAAACTATCCTGTGAGGCAAATGTTTCTTTACTCGCGCGTCAAGTTCCTGCCAATACTCCGGCGTCGTGGGGTTCCATCCTTCCTTCGCCAAACGGTTATCCAGCGCCAGGACAATCGACGAGTCATTGTCGTTGCCCTGCGGGTCGTACCAAGAATTCTTGGACAGCCAATCCTGCGCGTGCGTCACTAGGCGCGGATCGAGCGGAGCGGGTTGCGATTGCTTTTGCTGGTAGGCGCGTTTGATGTTGTTGATTTGCTCCACCCGCTGGCGGGCCATCAGCATTTTCTCCGTAGCGTCGGCGGCTACCGCGCCGTTGGCTTGCTCCACGGCTTGCGCATGGATTTCCTTGAACTGGTTGTAATACTTCACCGCTTCCTTCTCGGCATTATCCAGTTGCGCCATTTCCGAACCGGAGGAACGGCGCTCAACAACGGCGAGGCGTTGATTCACCTCGTTGAGTAGCGCATCACGGGACGCCAATTCGCGCTTCAGGGATTCGACGTATTCCTTGCGGCGATCCTTGTTGTCCTTGCGGCGTTGCCGGTTGCGTTCCCGGCGAGCCTCGGCTTCTTCGGCGGTTTCCGCCGCGTGGCCCTGCTCTTCCTCGTCGTGGTTGTCGGCAGATTGCGAGACGCGCTCGTCTTCGTCTTTGCCCTCCTTATCTTCGTCTTGTGCCTCTTCTGGCGGTTCCCCGCCGACAATTACCCCGCCATCGGGGGCGTTGGAAATCTTCAATTCTTCAATGGTTTCGGTAGTCATTTTCTGTTTCCTTTCACAGAAGTCGGTCGAATGAGGGCTTCCCATAACGCCAACCATCCGCCAGCAACTTATCAAAGTCCGCTGGTGAAGCGTTGGTTAATTTCTGCCCCTTGTATAACCATTTACGTTGGCGGGCTAATTCGCTGCGCCGCGCACAAACGTCAGGCGTGCTTGCCGCTTTTGCGGCGATTGATCGTTTGATCCTAGATTCAGGCGAGGCTGAGGTTTTCCTTATCTTTTCATTTCGTTCCTTCATAGCAAGGGGATTGTTTTCGCAAAATCTCTTGATCGCGAGGCTTTTCTTAGCAATAACGTCTGGTCGGTTAGCAATCTCAATAAGTCTTTTCCTACCCTTCTCGGTATTGCACTCAAGCCGTTTGGCCGCTTTGTGCCGCGCTTTAACTTCAGGCGCATTCATCGCTTTTTTGGCGCTTTTAGATGCTTTTTCTCTTCGCTCTTTTGAGAATATAACGCCATGCGCTCCTTCACCTCCAGCGGTCGCGTTGTATCCAAGCGGGGCGAATGTGTTGAATGTTTCAATCGCCCGCTTCTCGAGGACGCACAAATAAGGCCATGAATTCGAGATAGCTAGAATAGTTATCTTGATCGCCTCTTTGCCGTATTTTCTAATCGACCTGCAAACCAGCCTCACACTACCGGATCTCGCCTCGGCGCAGTGACTGCTAAATCTGGAATCGGCCGATCTCATGGTTATACCTATGTAACATTTCCCAGAGGGCGCGGTAAGTTTGTACAAGCAACCCATTTCTATAGCAAAGTGTCGAATGCTGCAAAGTTACCGGTCAGCACCATCTGTACGTTGGTGTCGTCGATAGTGGCGAAGATGGCGTTTTCATCCCGGCCCGGAATCGGGATTTCAAAACGAAGTCCGCCCCATCGCGGAATCATGATGATGTCGCCAACCCCACACCACGCCCCCTCTTTCCAAGTTTCGCCGGAACTACGATCACGGAAAGCGATCTGCCCAATACTGACCACACGGGCAATTTGGGTATTGCCGTTGTTGAAGTCCTTAGTTTCTTCCACCAAAACGATACCACCAGAGGTCTTGGTCTTGATGGTACGAAGCTGGACGATAATCTTCGGCCCGCAAGGCGTTGCGCCGGGGGAAACATCAGGGAAATGCTCGGCAACGTACTGCTCTTTGGTCATACTCACGTATAGTCTCCTTGACTAAAATAGCTGAATGGGTCAGCAAACCCTGTTACGTTTCGTCATCCCCATCGGCATAGATCGCGTTGATTAGTTGAATCGCGTTTTCAAGACCCGCCCAGGTGCCGACCTGTGTACCGTGTTCGAACGGGTCAGCTTTCGGGAAGCGCATAGCATCATCTGCCCTATCGCGCTTCAACTGCTCAAGCCGAATCAGCGTTGTGGCGAGAAATTTATCCACGTTTGCCACCTTTCTTCAACCGCCCGACGGCTTTGTTGGTCGTCGCGGACAGCCCATAATCCTTGATAAAGGTTGGGGAGTGAGTAAAGAGAGGTGTCGGCTTTTGTTTAGATTTAGGTTTTGTCGTCATGCCCTTTCGCCATTCAAAAACATCAATCCCTTTGCCGCATCCGGCATCGAAAAAGCAAGCAATTTCGACAGCTTCACCGGCAGATTTGCCCAAGTACATCGCGGCAAGCGCAAAGTCCCGACCAGACCCCCATGCAAAGAAAGGATCTTCAATCCGCACGAACGCTGGCTGACGCTCGCAATACTTTGCCCCTATTTGATCCACTACTATTATCCTGGCCCACGTATCGGTGCTTTGACATTGCGGCCATTCTTTAGGATCAGCGCCGTTTTCATACCACTGAACCAACATTTCACCGGAATCCTGATCACCCGAATACGTAACTAACTCCCCTGATGGAAGCCGACGAATCTTGGTGCAGGTAGAACGTAGGCCACAATGCGTGGATTGTTTGTCCGCCGCCAGCGTATATCCATCCCAAGCGATGCAAGTCATCGGCTTATCCCCCGCACTTGCACACCTTCCCGCCCTTTTTCTTGCCGGTCAGGCAGTCGGCTTTGACCGCTGACTTGAGCATGGCGCGGTCTTGTGCGGCGTCGCCGTGAACCTTGCCGCCCTTTTTGAACACCTTGGTCTGTGACTGACCACCGAGTTGCTGTGCGAGTTTGCCCATGACATTTCTCCTATGCCGCCAAGAGTAGGAACGCTGCCGCGCGGCGACGTGCGAGGTAGCGCTTTTTGCGTTTTTCCCGCTCATACGCCAGCGAGATAATGTTGGATGACATATCCTGAACGAAAATGGCAAACTTTGCCGCTTCGGGCAACTCTGCTAGTTTCGCGTTTGCCGGGGGTTCTTCGTAAATTGGCTTGCGCTTGAACTCGGGTAGGCGCTCCGGAGTAAAGGTAGGCTCTACGGGTTCGACGACAACCTTTGCCCTCGGTATTTTCTTGCGCCGCACCTCGGACGTTTCTGCTACCTTCTCGGGGATTTTCTTTTCGTCGCGCTTCTTCAATGCTTCTTCCTGCATCCGATAGAAGAACATGCGCCAATAGCCCGACTTACCTTCTTCCGCCGCACCGTGCAGGTACGCCGGGCGGAAGTAGTCCGCCTTTAGGTAGTTCTGGCCGAAGAAGTTAATCACGTCGCGTCTCGCGTGATCGCGGTGCGGTTGCCGTTTGCATCCACCGTGGCAACAATCCGGTCTTTAGTATCGGCGAGGTCGCGGAATACTTCCGTGCCGGTGCCCGCGCCGGAAACCTTGCCCGCCGCCACCGCATTAAGTAAGCGGATACACTCTTTCAATGTGAAAGCGCCATCCGTTGTGAAATTCAGCACGGCGGTCGCGTTGTCGTTAGCGGTCGGGATAGCCAAGTTAGCCTCCATATAAGTCACGAGAAAGTCAAGTTGGTCTTGAGTGAAGCCGTGTAGGTCGGTGTTCTGGATCGTCGCGGTATATCCATCAGCACTCGCCAGCCCCAGGCTAGCCAGAATCGCCATTTGCCGATCCACTTGCGCCGTGAATCCGGAAGCCGTAGCGGTGCCGAGAAGCCCATTGACCGTGAGGTCGTTGTTGTTGGTAACTGTCGCCGTGAATCCGTCGGCAACCGCGACACCAAGCAAGGCGTTGATTTGTAGCTGACGATCAACACTGGCACCAAACCCGCTCGCAGTCGCTGTGCCGAGAATTCCGGCAATCGCCGCTTGGCGATCTACGTTTGCCGTAAATCCGCTGGCAGTGGCTGTGCCTAGCGTGCCGGAAACGGCGAACTGTCTATCGACTTGGGCGGTAAATCCGCCCGCTGTCGCGGTGCCGAGGATGCCGGTGATTTCTAGCGAACCGCCAGATGGATCGCCCGTATAAATTACGCGGATTGGCATGGTCTAGGGGGCAAAAACCTGCCAAGGATTTTGACTCACGCTACGTACTTCCGTCGGCGTAAGCGCCCGATCAATCATCGCAGCAAACGCAATGTCATTTACGAACGATTCCGTTGTTCCGTTGCCCCGGCTGCCAATAGCGGTATATCGTGATGCTTGAGAAATATTGCGTACAGTCAATCCGCCAGCGGACGCAATCTGCACCCCGTCTTTGTACAAAAACATAGACGTGCCCGACCTTACACCCGTCCACACATGCCAAGCTCCGTCGCATGCGCCAGCAGCACTAATGCCAGAGTTAGACGAGTTGAATGTGAAAAACGCAAACGCCCCTGAGGAAAGAGATGCAGTAGAAGAGGAATGCGCCAATAAACACGCCTGCGCGAAGGGGGTTCCGGCGGCATCGTTCTTTTGCGCCAACACATGACCAATCGCAGAGCCTGTTGATGCCGGGTTTGCCAGCGCAATAAAGGTAAAATCCCCCGTACCCGATCCGTTTGATGTCGTGCAGTACTGCCGATTCCATTCCAG